GACGACGAAATCGGCGACCCGATGCACTTCTGCACGATGAAATGCAAGCGATGCGGCAAGGACTTTATCATCTGAGGAAGCAAAGCGATGCACTACCGAAACGGTCGGGAAGCGAAGAACGGCGACAAGATCGTGAAGCTCGGCGGCTATGGCAGCGGGGCAAGGATCGTTTCCTTCGGCGTCTTGTACGACGCGGTTGCCGGCAACGACTACTGCAACGGAAGCATCGCGCCGATCACCAACGACACCGGCGCGTGCATCTGCGATTGTCTGCACGTCGATGACGTGGCCGAGGTGCTCAAGCAGGCCGGGCTCGACAAGCGGCCCGAGGGCAAGTGACGGCGGACCTGGGGAGCTTTGAGGCGAAGTAAACATGCAAGACTCTGCTCGCATAACCGCGGCCGCGCTGCTCTTTGTTGTCGTCGTCGTCCTGTTTGCCGCGTGCATCAGGATGGGCTCTGACCTGGCGACGGCAAACGACCAGGCGGTGAAGAACGCCAGGCTCTACTACGAGGAAAAGGATCGCTGGATTCACTGGACGGATGACGGCGGCGGGACGCTTAAGCTGACCTTTATGCGCCAGGACTCCAGCCTGTTTTACCTCAAGGGGAAGCGACTGACGTGGGAGCAGTTCAAGCAAATGCCGAAGGACGGCCTTGTCATCGACCGTTTCGAGGGGGATGCCCGCGGCGTCGGCGTTCTGGTGCTCTCGCCTCGCGACACAAGTGAAGTGCTGCCGGCGCCTGACGCGAAGTGAGAAGCGGATGAAGTATCAACCGACCGAACAGGACATGGACCGGGACGAGAACAACGTCAACCACCATGTCCCCTTCGGCGACCAGGCCGAGCGGTATCAGGGCAACAGGGCGTGCGCCCTCGTTCTGATCGCCAGTTTCCGCGGCAACTGCCCGCCGTCGCGCGAGTTGTCCCTTGCCCTGACGAAGGTGGAAGAGGCGCTCTTCTGGGCCAACGCCGCCATCGCCCGCAACGAAAAGGACCCCCGACCATGAAGTCTCTCGCAATCTTCCTGCTCGCTCTGCCCGCTCTGGGACTCATCAGCCCCACTGCGGAGGCCGGCAAGTTCGCCAGGGGCGGTAAGGCCAGGGCCGTCAAGGCTGCCAAGGCAGCCGCGGCGAAGGTCGCTCCCGCGACCCGCAGCACTCGCAGCGCCTCCCACCGCGGCAACTTCCGCCACGGCTACTATCGCGACGGCCGCTTCCACGGTTACGGATCGGCCGGCTACGTCGCGCCGGCCGTCGCCGACCCCGGCGTTGTCGTGGTCCCTGCGCCCGCTCCTGTCCCCGTCGCCGACCCCGGGCTCACCGCTCGCATCGCTCGCATCGAGGCCGCCCTGGCCGCGCCGCCCGCATACGCACCCGCGCCGGCCTACGCGCCGCCGCTGTACTACAGCGCGCTGGTTTACAGCTACAGCTACCCGGCCTATTTCTCCGGCGGGTATTACGGCGGATACCGTGACGGCCGCGGAAGTTGCCGCGGCCGTCATCGCTGACCACCCGGGCCGCGCCGGGATGTGCGCGATACTCGCGCGGACTACCCCGGCGCCGGCCTGGACCATCTCGACCACTGAGGGACCGACCATGCATGACTCGCTGTGGATCGCCCTGCTTGCGAAACTCGCCTGGCTCTGCCAGCACATCGGCCTGGATCTGACCGCCGGCCTGGCGCTGGTGAGCGCCGCGACCGGATCGCTGACCGGCTGGGCAGTCCGCCGCACCGTGCCACCCATCGGCCGGCTGGCCTGGCGCGGCGTCAGCGGAGCCTGCCGCTGGGCGTTTAGCACGCCCGAACTGTCGCCGGTCGCTGCGGGCGTCCTGAAGGCGCTGGAAGTCGGTCCGGTGCGATTGAACATGGGCGGCATCGACGCGCCGCGCATCCGGGCCGCATGGGGCAACACCGGCAACAAGCCCGCGAAGCGGCTGATGTCCTTGTGGCTGTTGCAGCCCGGCGCTTCCGCCCGGTGCATCCTGCCGCTGCTGGCTCGCCGCGAGCGCCGCCTGATCGAGGCGAAGGCCTACGAGATCGGCCGGCAGCTCCAGAGCGAGGCCGACGAGTACGCGAAGACCGAAGCGGCCGAGGCGCTGGACCCGCCGGCATGCACGATGACGGACGGCCTGACCGGCGACGCTGGCAAGTACGTCAACGGCCGCCGCGTCGGCTGAGACCACGAGGGAACGGGTCCGCCAGCGCCGGCGTCGGGGAGAGGCCGCGGCGTCTGGCGGGCCTTCGATGGCGCGAGGAAGAGCGATGCTCTGGCTGTCGCTGACGGGGCTGTACCTGCTGGTGCTGATCGGCGTCGCGGTGTGGCCGCGGAGGCCGCGGAGGCGAGACTGATGCCGGGCGGGTTCTTCAGGCGGCTGTTCGGCGCTCCGGAAGCGGAACCCGTTCACGGGCCGATCGGGCACGACCCGCGCTATCACACCGTTTCGCCCGAGCGGTTCTTCGCCGACCCGGCCATGTGGGAAGCCGCCCCCTCCACGTCGCACCTGCACTCGTGGGCCTACTATGCCCAGGGCGGCGAGAGCGAGTTGCGGGTGCGGTTCAAGGACAAGCATTCGGGAGGCGTGTCGGCAGAGTATTTCTACCGCCGCGTGCCGCAGGCGGTGTTCGACGGCTTCCGCAAGGCGGCGCATCCGGGGCAGTTCGGGCATCGCTACATCTGGTACGCCTACGAGACGGGCGACGTGTGAAATATGGCCGACAAGGGCAAGCTGCCGCCGCTGCAAGAGCGGTTCTGCGAGGAATGGCTCAAGGACCCTTGCGGCGCCCGCGCTTACATGGCGGCCGGTTACAAGGCGAAGAACGCCGACGTTGCCAATGCCGCCGCCGCCCGCCTGTTAGGGAATGTTAGGGTTCAGGAGCGCATCGCCGAGCTGCAAGCCGAGCGCAAGAAGCGCGTCGAGATCAAGGCCGACGACGTCCTCCGCGAGCTGCTGCTCATTGCGACATCGGACATCGGGCAGGTACTCGACTTCACCAGGGGCGATCCGACGCTGCGGCCCGCGAACGAGATTCCGGAGAACGCCCGCCGGGCGCTTGCCTCGGTCAAGGTGAAGCGGACGGTGGAAGGATCGGGCGAGAACGCCCGCAACGTGGAGATCACGGAGTTTCGCTTCTGGGACAAGCTCGGGGCGCTGGACCGCCTGGCGAAGCATCTGGACCTGCTCAAGGATCGCGTGGAAGTGACGGGCAAGGACGGCGAGGCGATTGCATTTATCGAGGTGCGCCATCGCGACAGCAGCGGCGAGCCTGGTTGAGGAAGGCGAGCGCGGCGGCAAGCGCTTCCTCGCCTACAACTTCCATCCCGGGCAATCCCGCGCGTGGGCGTCGAAGAAGCGCATCGTCGCCGTCATCGCCGGAGCCCGAAGCGGCAAGACCAGCTTCGGGCCGCTGTGGCTTCACCGCGAGATGCGGTCGCAGAGGCCGCGCGACGCCATCGTGGCCGCACCGAGTTTCAAGCTGCTCGACAAGGCGGCCGTGCCGGAGACCGAACAGTTCTTCGCCCGCATGCTTCGCCTGGGAACGCTGAATCGCCAGCCGCTGGAGTTCCGCTTTTCCGACGAGGGGTGCAGGCGGATGTGGCGGTGCGTCCCGGACCGCCGGCCGCGCATCCTGTTCGGCCACGCCGACGATCCCGATTCGCTGGAAGCGATGACGGCCGGCGCCGGTTGGCTTGACGAGTGCGGCCAGAACCGCTTCAAGCTCGGCTCGTGGGAAGCCGTGCAGCGCCGCCTCAGCATCGACCAGGGCCGCGTCTTGCTGACCACGACACCCTACAACCTGGGATGGCTGAAGCAGCTCATTTACGACAAGTGGGAGGAGGAGAAGAGGAATCACCCGGAGATCGACCTGATCCGCTTCGATTCAACGCTGAACCCGGCGTTCCCGCCTGACGAGTGGGAGCGGGCGCGGCGCGACTTGCCGCGGTGGAAGTTCGACATGTTTTACCGGGGGATCTTCACCCGGCCGCCGGGGCTGATTTACGACAGCTTCGACAGCAAGGACCACGTTCGTCCGCCGTTCAAGATCGAGGACGCCTGGGAGCGTTTCGTCGGCATCGACTTCGGCGGGGTCAACACGGCTGCGACGTTTTTTGCCGCGGAGCAGGACCGGCGGGGCGCGCCGACCGGCCGGCTGATCTGCTACCGGGAGTACCACCCGGGCAAGAAATCCCCTGCCGAGCACGTCAAGGCGATCCTCGAAGGCGAGCCGCGCATTCCGACGTGCGTGGGCGGCGCCGGCAGCGAGGACGACTGGCGGGACAGGTTTGCCGAAGCCGGACTGCCGATCCTGAAGCCAGAGGTGCGGGACGTCGAGGTCGGCATCGATGCGGTGTGGAGCTGCTTCAGCCGCGGCATGGTCAAGGTCTTCTCGACCCTGACGGGCCTGCTGGACGAACTGGCCAGCTACTCGCGCGTGCTCGACGATTCCGGCGAGCCAACGGAAAAGATCGACGCCAAGGATACTTACCACCTCCTTGACAGCGCCAGATACATCCTCGGCTGGCTGCGCGGCGACGCCGAGGACACCGGTGATCTGACGCAGCCCGCCGCCGCCCGCTCGATGATGTCGCGTCTCGTCGAGGAGATCGAGCCCGGCACGTTTGCCGCGGACCGCGACGAGCCCGCTTCGGCCGGCGACATCGGCATGGGCCAGTGGGGCGATGCGGGAATAATGCCGTGGCGGTGAGGACCGACGCTTGATCGCGCAGACGCTATCCCTGATCGGCCGGGCCGCCAACAACGTGGCGAAGGCCCTGCTGCCGCCGCGGAACGAGTTGCCCGCCGGCGGCGACTACGGCGCCGGCCAGGCCCCCGGACCCAACAGGGGCGGCATTCCGGCCGAGCTGAAGCGCGAGGGCCTCCCCTGGCGCGGCCCGGAGATCGAGGCGCGCAGCGAGGTCGGCCGCGAGGTCGCCCAGGAGCGGCTGCGCAGCGGGCCGGCGGGGGTGGTGTACCCGTGGTTCACCAGCAACGCGATCAACGACGGCAGCCGCGAGACGCAGACGATGCGCGGCGACTACCGGATGATGGAGAGCGACCCCAACGTCAGCGCCGCCGTCAAGGGGCTGATTTTCTCGGTGGCGACCCAGGACCTGACCATCACGCCGGCGAAGCGCGGCGACCCGGCCAGCGAGATGCACGCGGAATTCATCCGCTGGAATGTGACGAAGCGCCTCGCGGGCGGCAGTTTCGGGCTGATCTGGGACATGCTCTCGGGAGGATTGCGCGACGGCTACAGCCTGCTCTACAAGAGCTACGGCGTGCAGCGCGACGGCCTGTGGGGCAACCCGGCGAAGTGGCCGCTGCGGCAGGTCAAGGCCGTGGACGTCGGCAACGACGCAGTGCCGCAAACGGACAGCCACAGGAATGTTGTCGGCGTTCTCGGGCTGAGGTACAATGCGGGAGTTGAACTGTCTCCTTCCGAGTTCATCTACTTCCGCCACTGCCCCTCGTACAACAACCCGCTCGGCGTCTCGGCCTTCCGCTGCGTGTGGAGGGCGTGGAAGTTTACGCAGGCGATCTGGCTGCTGCGCGGGATTGCCAGCGAGAAACGGACGACGCCGTTCATTCACGGCTCTTACCGCACGTCGAGCCAGAAGGCGCAGCTCGAGGCGATGCTGGCGAAGGTGTCGTCGCAGAACTGGGCCAGCCTGCCCGAGGGCGTGCTGCTGAAGGCGCTCGACATCGCCCAGGGCAGCGAGGAGCATTACAAGAGCGTAATAGGCGACTTGCAGGAGCTCATCTATCTCGGCATCCAGCACGGAACGCTTCAGGCGCTGACGGGCGGCGAGGGCGAGGAGCGCGGCAACAGCAAGGTCCACAAGTCGCAGACCGACCTCGTCCGGACGGCCCTCTCCAAGATGGTCGAGGCGTGCCTCAACGACTACGAGGCGGGCTGGATTCGCGAGTGCATCGATCTGAATTTCCCCGACGCGGACGATTACCCCGTCGCCACGCTGGGCAATCCCAGCGTGGAGGAGTTGATCCAGCTGATGCAGCTCTACAAGGGATTGCAGGAGCTGGGGCTGAAGCTCGGCAAGGATCGGACCTACGAACAGTTCGCGATCCAGCCGCCGGAGAGCGACGACGACGTGCTGGAGCCTGCGGCGAAGGAGCAGACGCCTGTACCCGGACTGCCCGGTCCGGGAGCGCCGTCCGACGATGTGCAGCCGCCCGAACCCGAGCCGGTCGGGGGAGGGGTGAAGCATGCCGCATAGCAGCGTGTTCCCCCGGCTGACGGAGGCCTTGCGACCGCGGCTGTTCCCACGGCTGGCGCACGCGCTGGAGCGATTCGCGGAGAAGGGCTGGGACGAGAAGAAGCATCCGCGCGGCCAGCCGGGCAACAAGGGAGAGTTCGGCCCGGGCGGCGCAGACAGCAGCAAGAAAGAGACGAAGCCGGGAGGCAAAGAGACGAAGCCGGCCGCGGGCAAGACGGAGAAACCGAAGCTGGCCGGCAAGCCGCAGAAGCCGCCGCCGCAAAAGCAGATGAGCGAGAAGGCGCTTCGTGCAAAGGCCGCTCACGTCATGGTGGACAGGGACATTCAGCGATACACGGAGGAGCATAACGAGCCGCGTTTCGCAAAGGTGGTCGGCGGCGAGAGCCTCCCCGACAGCGAACCGTACGACGTCGGAACGGCTCGCGATCTGATCGAGCTGAAGACGCTGGTGAAGAACGGCAATGGCAAGCTCACGATGGACAAGTACGCCCAGGTGCGGAAGGTCGTCAAGGAAGAGGAAACCGGCAAGGTCTTCCACACGGTTGTCAGCGACGATCAGCAGGTGTTCAACAGCCTGGGCGAGGGGCGGCACGACGACAGCAAGCGAGTGTACTACTACCGCCGCGGCGTGGCCGGCAGCGCCCGTATAGCGGCCATGCTCAAAGTCGAGAGCGAGGCCGAGTTGAAGAAGCTGATGGCCATGCCGGAGGACCAACTTCCGCCAGCGGCGAAACGCACAGACGGCAAGCTGCGATCCGGCAAGTGGGAATTCGTGCAGACGGGAAATCGCGGCGCGGGGTATTACCGCAACAAGGACACCGGCGAGGAGGCGCATCCCAAGAAATGAGCGTCTACATCGCCACCTCCGAAGCGCCGCCCGCATTCGTCGCCAGCAACACCGGCTGGGGAGAGTTCTGCCGCTGGGCCGAGCATCTCGAAGGCGCGCCTGCGGCGGCGCACCTCGCGGCCTACGGATGGACGGACGACGTGGAGGAGTTGGCCGGCGAACTGCAAGACGCGACCGGTGCGGACGACGACGTCAAGGCTGTGGCGGCCACGCTTTGCGGTTTGCTCGACGGCGCCGAGACCGTGGTTGTCACGGACGGCGTGTCGCCCGGCGACGGCGGCAGCGACCCCGACAGCTTCGGCGAAGACCATCCGTCTCCTGACGACGCCCCGGATCTCGCCGAGTTTTACGCCTCCCTCTGCAACGACCTCGCCGCGGCCGGCGACGACCCCGGCGACGTCGCCGACGAGGCGAGCGAGGAGCTTGCCGCCGACGGCTGGAGCATCGTGGAGGACGGCGGGAAGTGGAAGGCGAGCCATGAGAGCGAGGCGGACGCCGACGAGGAAGCGGAAAAGTTCACCGAGCGGGCGCCGAAAGGCGGCGTGTCGATCGGGGGCAAGTTCTTCGCCGGCGGCAAATGGATTCCCAACAAGGATCTCGCCAACGCCTCCCCGGAAGACAAGGCGAAGCTCGCCGCCGCGAAGGCTGACTCCGACACGAAGGCCGCCGGCCGCAAGCAGGAGCGCGCCGGTCGCGGCAGCATCGACGTCAGGGGCCTGCAAGACCGCCTGGCGAAGCACGCCGGCGCCCACACGCTGACAGGCAGGGAGCGGGGCGGGGCGGCTGCGATTGCCACGCTCTTGCACCGGCACCACGGCGAGCTGGCGCTGCACCGCGTCGAGGAACTGGCCGACCGCGTCGAGCGGACGCTGAAGACCATCGGCGACGACCACCCCAACAGCGAGGGGCTGCGGCAGCAGTTCGGGAAGAGGCTGGCGCAACTGCACGCGGCGGCGGAGCGGCTGGGCGCGAAGGGCGTCACTGGCAAGGTGGAGAAGCCGAAGCAGGCTGCTTCACCGCAGGCAAATAAATCCGCCAATCCGGCGGCCGACGCCGCGGCGCTGCACGGCGACGTCGCCCGGCGACTGATAGCGATGAACAAGATGCCGCCGGAAGAGGCGAAGGAAGCCTACGCCGCGCTGCACAAGGACGTGGTCGATCGATTGCGGGCGATGGACGTGGCGCACCAGCCCTTGAGCGGGCTTCGCGAGATTGCCAGGGCGGTGCCCGGGGCCAACCCGCGCGGCAGCGCCCACGACGTGGCTGACTCCATTGTGCGGACCATCCTCTCGCCCATGATGATCAGCCTGGAGGGGCATGGCACGACGGGGGCGCAGTTCCCCGAGGACGTCTTCCCTTCGCGGCCGGAGAAGACGGACCGCCGCCAGGCGGCCGAGCAAGCGAAGGCCGACCGGCAGCAGGCCGGCCTGAAGCGGCAGGAGCAGGAGCGGCAGCAGCAGGCCGCCGCCGCCTCGCCGCAGGCAAAAACCGCCGCCGCCGCCGTCAAGGCCGTCCAGCATGGAGCGGCGAACGGAACGGGCAAGGCCGACCTCGACGCGAAGCTCGACGCGCTCGATCTGCCGTCCATGTCCCCGGCCGACCTACAAGGCGCGGCGCGCGTGCTGGGGGTGAACGCCTCTGGCGGCAAGGCCGAGCTGATCGGCCGAATTCGCCGATCGGTCCATGAGATACCCGAGATCCGCCTGGCCGGCGCAGGCAGCGTATCGCCCGCGCCCGCAGCGAAGCCCGAAGGCGAGGGCGCGGCATACCTCGCCGCGAAGCTCAAGGGCATGGGCGTTCCTGACGGTCCGCGCGCCCTTCCCGCCTCGCGGCCGGGCAAGACCCCGGCCGAGCATCAGGCGGCGGTGATGGAGTCGATCCGCCGGGCCGGGCTGAAGCCGGGCGGACTGCTGTCGCTGGCGAAACTGCACCTCGCCACGGGCTTGCCGCTGGCCGACATGCACGCCGCCGTCAACGACCTGCGCCGGCAGGGCAAGCTGACGGGCACGCGGCACGAAAGCCGTGGCGGCCTGCCGCGGGACGTGGCCGCGGCGGCGCTGACGGACCCCGGCGGCGGGCAGATTCACCATGTGAGCGTGCGGGAGGAAGGCGGCGGGCATGGGCCGGCCAGGCACGCCGAACGCTTCCCCCGCCTTGCATCCGCCCTGCTGCGGTTCAGCGAGGGCGGCGGCAGCGACCTGCACCGGATCAACGGCATCGAGTTGTTCGCCACGGGCAACCACCGCGGCGTGGACTACACCCTCGACGACCTGAAGGACATGGTGCGGAATTTCGAGGAGTACAGCGCCCCGCGAGAGAACAGGGCGCCGCGGCAAGCGATGCCGTTTGTGATTGGCCACGGCGAGGACCAGTCCATCCTCGAGCGCAGCGACCTGCCCGCGGCGGGATGGTTCAAGCAGCTGGGAATTCGCCCGTCGCCGATCCCGGAAGACCCCGGCCGGTACGTCCTGGAGGGGGACGCGGCCGACGTGCCGGGCAAGGTGGCGCGGCTGATCAGGAGCCGCGCCTACCCGAAGGTCAGCCTGGAGATTTACCCTCCGGAACTGCACCCGTTCAAGGGACGGGGAATGATGGCGCGTCGCGCGGCCATGCTCGGCGGCGACGTGCCCCAGGTGAAGGACCTCGACGACATCCCGAGGCCCGAGCCGATGAGCGAGCCGGCGCGACGCTGGCCGACAATCTTACGATTCAGCGAGTCCGCCACGGTTCGCGGCTGTCTCGCCTTCTTTTCCGAGGTGATCGACATGGACCCCGAACAGTTGAAAAGCAAGCTGGTCGAGCAGCACGGCATGGATCCGGCGGCCGTCGAGAAGATGCACCCCGACGCGATGGCCGAGGTGTGTAGGAAAATGGACGAGAAGGACGCGAAGGCCGGCATGGACGACGACAAGGCCGACGGCTGGATGGCCAGCAAGCTCGACGAGGAGATGCCCGACGACGAGGAGAGCATGGAGAAGTACGGCGAGGCGTGGAAGAAGTTCGGCGAGTTCCGCCGCGCCTTCGGCGAGCGCTGCGCCAAGAAGTATGGCGAGCGGTTCAAGAAATTTTCCGACGGCGGGGACATGTACCAGGGCGCGAAGGACGCCGGCTATCCCGCCGACCAGGCGGCGGCGATGGCACACAAGACGCTCAAGGACGAGGGAAAGGATCACAAGATGAGCGAGGGCGCGTTGACGGCGCTGATCCAGAAGACCGTGGCCGACGCTCTGAAAAAGGAGGTCGGCAGCAGCATCAGCAAGCTGGAGAAGTTCGACGAGGAGCTGCGCAGGGAGAAGCGCAAGGAACTGGTCGAGGGCGTCCTCGATCGGCTGGCCGACCGCATCCCGCCCGGCGAGCGCGACAACGAGCGGGCTGTGCTGGAACTGCTGGCCGACGATGCGTCCGTCCACAAGTTCAGCGAGGCCGGCGGCAAGACGTGGCAGGGCACGCGCTACCAGCAGCGCATCAAGGCGCTGGAGAAGCGCAGCCCGATCACGGCCCAGCGGATGAAGTTCGCGGAGGCCGGCGGCAGTGCGGCCGACGACGACGTTGCCCGGGTCGAGCGCTTCAGCGAGTCGCCGATCCTGGCGTCCGCGCTGGCCGCCGCGAACAAGACGCCCGCGAAGTACGTCGAGGACTTCAAGGAATTGCGCAAGAAGAACCCCCAGCTGACCGCCACGCAGTACGGGGTGCCGGCCAACGTGGCCTGACCCGGACCCGCGGCAACGCGCAACCCACAATGAGACATAGAAGAGAGAGGTAAACAGTGGCGAATGCAACCTCCAGGGTGGCCCGCGCGGTCCGCGGCTACCGCGACGAGATCCTCACCCACAGCTACGGGACCGTCAGCAGCAAGACGCAGCTGTACACGACGGCCATGCTCGGCCTGAACGCCGGCTATCTGACCAAGTTCGACGACACCGGCGCCTACACGTTCTTCGGCCTGGTCAACGAGGACGAGGGCAACCCGGTCGTGCCCAGCGACGGCACGACCTCGGCCACGGCCGGGGCGAACAGTCTCGGCGTGGACGTGCGACAGCCGCCCGCCTTCGAGCTGAACATCGCCAGCGTCGCCATCACCGACATCGGCCGCCGCGTCTACGCGCTGGACGATCAGACGGGGACGCTCGATCCGTCGGCCACGACGTACGGCAACCTGATCGGCACGGTAAAGGATCTGATCTTCGCGGCGGACGGCGGCAGTCCGGTGGCGAACTACGCCCTGGTTGCGCCGATCTACGGAACGCCGGTGGGCGGCCGGTTGCAGGTCTTCAGCGCTTCAGGCGCCATCCAGCAGCGCAGCAGCATCGTGTGGCTGAAGGGCAACAGCGCCCTGGCGATGACGCTGGCCAACCCGACGACGCTCGTACAGGACGGCATGACGATCGAGATCATCGAGACGGGCACCGGCGCTCACACTGTCACCACCGGCAGCAACGGCATCAACGGGGCCAGCCATATCGCCACCTTCGGCGGGGCCGCCGGCGACAACCTCGTGCTGATCGCCCTGGGCGGCAGCTGGTACGTGGAATCGTCCGTGGGCGTCGTCCTGAGTTGACCTGCGGGAATGGAGGCGGGCCTTGCGCATCAAGCGGACGAGAAACGGCGTCGTGGACTGGATCGAGGGGCTGTCGCCTCTGGGCTTCGCCCTGGGCTTCACCTCCGACGGCGAGAAGGCGGGACGGTTCAGCCCGGACGTCTGTTCGCTGGTGCGCGAGAACTACGCGCCACACCCCGCCGCGGGCGTGCTGACCGCCGAGCCCGACGAGGAGCCGGCGGCGCCGGAACCGGTACGGGCCGAGCCGAAGAAACCAAGGGGCCAGAAGGCCGCCGTCTGACCGGAACAGAGAACGACCATGCGGCCGGGGGTAGCTCCCCTTCATCACCTTCCCCGGGTGACGGTCGCTGGACACCACGGGGCACCTGCTCGGGGAGCGGGCGAGAACTGACATGGCCGTTGACGTGAATGCATTCTCCGCCCTCGCGCGGGCGGAGTTCAACAACCAGCTGCTGGGCGCGTACGCGCACCCCTACCCCGCCGACATCAACTCTCTGGTTGACGAGTGGCCGAGCAAGGTGGCCGTCGAGACGTACGCCTACATGACCAACATCCCGCGTTTGCGGGTCTTCAAACGGGACTCGCCCGCGGTGCAGATGGTCGCCGACAAGTGGACGGTGCCGAACGTCACCTACCGCGCCGGTCCGGTGGTCGTGCAGAAGGAGACGCTCGACGACGATCAGATCGGCGGCTACCTGCGATCCATCGCCGCATTGCCGCAGGGCGCGCAGAAGGACATCAAGTACAAGATCCTGAACGTCTTCGCCAACGGCGACAGCAACACCTGCTTCGACGGCACGAACATGTTCGCCAGCAGTCACACCGTCGGGAGCGGCAATAACCTGATGACCGCCACGAGCGCGTCGAGCGATGCGGTCACGCACAAGATTATCGCCGTCATCACCGACGGACCGGCCAAGCCAGTCCTGTTCCAGAATCGCGAGCCGCTGAAGGACTTGCAAGACAACGGCACGCCGCAGGCGATGGAGGCCCGCGAGTTCCGCTACTGGGCCGACACGCGATTCGGCGTCAGCTGCGCCGCGTGGTTCACCGCGGTCAAGCTGACCATCACCAACACGCCGACGCTGACGGAGCTGACCACGGACATCCTTTCGATGTTCAACCGCCTGCGCACGTTCACATTGCCCAGGGGGGCGGACGTGGACGACCCCCTTTACTTCTGGGAAGGGTGGACCCCGGAAGGCAGCAACGTGACCCTGCTGTGCAACCTCCAGCTGGCGACCCTCCTCGAAACCATTCGTGACTCGGCGCTGATCGCCAGCGGCACGGGCGGCGGCGTGGTGACGAACTACCTGGCCAACAAGTTCAAGGTGATCCCGACGAGCGCCCTGGGAGCGTAAGCCCGAGGGGGAACCGGAGACGTAACCGGGCTGGCCAAAGCGTCCGGGGCGAGTAGCCGGCAAGCCCGTCCCCTGAAACCAGGCAGGAGTGTGTCAGCATGGCCGCATCACCCTCGTTCCTGCAAAGCTGCCAGGCGGCAATCGTCCTGCTGCCGCAGTACGCCGCGTTTCAGGCGGCCTGCGCAGCGCTGTCAGCCGCCGGCGAGGCCGGCCGGGCGGCAGCCTGGCAGGCGTGCTACGGCGACGGGCAGATCGGGTTGAGCCCGGCCCACGGGCTGCGCCGGGCAATCCGCGACGTGATCGTCAACGAGCAGTACGCACTGGCCGTCACGCTGTCCCAGGCTGACGCCGAGGCGGCCTACCAGCAGCTTGCGGCGCTGCTGGCTCCCGACGCGGCGCAGCCGGAGCCGGGACCGCAGGCGCGTTCCGCGGTCATGACGCAAGAAGACCTCGACCTGATCCGCACGGCCGCCGCACGGCTGGCGAGCGACTGAGTGAGGGATATTCAATGTCCGAATTCATGGGGCCGTTGACAAAAAACCTTGTCGTCGCCGACGGCCAGGTCGGGACTGTCGCCGCAGCGGTCACGAGCAACCCCGGCAGCTGGGCGGAGCGGTACAACCTGCTCTTTTCCAACGTCGGCGCCCAGACGGAGACGCTGATCGTCACGCAGACGCGCAACGGCGGGACGCCGCGGCGGGTGCGGATCGCCGTGCTGGACCCCGGCGAGGCGCTGGAGATCACGGGGTTGCCCGTCAATGTGGCCGACATGGTGCTGGCCGTCACGACCGACGCCGGCAGCGTGGACTACCTGGTGAGCAAGGCCGGCTACGAGACGCACATGGAGTCGCGCGTCTATGACGCGAGCGGCTTGCCGAAGTCGTATCCGCAGATCTTTGAGCAGCTCGCGGCGGCGCTGGGCTGAGAACGGAACCGACGAGACAACCATTCCCCCTGAAAGGCAGAGGCGCACATGGCAATCACGATGACTTTCCAGGCGAACGTCCGCAAGACGGCTCCCGAGGTGTACGGTTCCGGCGCGTTCCCGGTCGATCAAAACAACCGCGGCGACCTGTGCTTTGCTCAGGCGCTGCCCGAACGGGCTGAGCTGGTTCGGCTCGGCAATTCCTACGGCGCGCAGATCAAGGAAGGCAACGCCTTCACGGCGCTCATCACGATTCCGACAACCCTGGCGGAACTGGCGCTGCAGAACGGCGAGTCGGCCGGCGGCAAGTCCTACGTCATCGACCGCGTGTGGGTCAAGGACGTGACGACCACGGCCGCGGCCAACTACGTCACCATCCTCGGGCAGGTGGTTGTCCCGGGAACGGCCCTGGTGGCCGATTCGGCAAACAAGACGATTCAGTCGCTCTCGGGCAAGCCCAACTACGGCGGCAAGGCGCAGCTCGCCGTGCATTCCTCTTCGGTCGGCGCGCTGCAAGACAAGTGGTTTACGCTGGGCGCCGCCGGCATCAGCCAGCCGACCTCGACATCCATCGCCGCGGCTTACGAGGCGCTGTGCTACGGGCGGTACGTCATTCCGCCAGGCGGTACGTTCGCGCTCAACGCGCAGGAAGCGGTGTCGGGTGGAACCTGCATCCTCGGCGTGGAATGGCATGAGGTGCAGCTCGATCTCGGTTGATCAAGGGCGGAGAGGGCGCGAACAGTTCGCGCCCTCTCCGCGGCGTCCGCAAGCGGGAGACTCCATGCAGATCGTGATTACCGAGCGCCCCGACGGCACGTTCGCCCTGGCCTGCGACGAGGACAGACCGTTCGAGACGCTGCGCCTGCTCCGGCAGGCGGCCGATGTCTTCCTCCAGCAGCAGGCGCACGCGGAGACACAGGCGCAGGCCGGCAAGATCGTGCTGGCGCGCGGCACGGTTGGGCCGCCGAACGGACGCAGGGGGCAAGCAGGATGACCCGCGAGCGCCTGCTCCTGCGCCACGGCCAGCTCCTGCAGCGCCTCGCGGACCTGGGCGCGGAGGCAGCCGCCGTGCAGCGGGCGATCGATCGCGTCGAGGAGCTGCTGCGGGAGGGGGCCGGCGATGACGGAGCAACTGTGGCAGGCGGCAACGGCCGTGGCGGCAATAACCATCGTGCTGCTGGCGCTGCTGGTGGTGTACCGGACGGCAATGGCCGAGGACGACGAGTTCGAGCGGCAGGCAAGGGGTGAGGACGAGGCGGGGCGGCAGGACGACGGGAGGGGAAAGTGAGCGAGGCGCGGATCATTCACGGCGACTGCCTGGAGGTGCTGCCGACGCTCCAGAGCGGCAGCGTGGACGCGGTGGTGACTTCGCCGCCTTACGATTCCATGCGGCAGTATCGCGGCGTCGCCGCCTTTGTATTTATTCCTCTGGCGTCTGAATTGTTTCGCGTTGTCGCGAACGGCGGCGTGGTGGTATGGGTCGTTGGGGACGGCGTCAAGGACGGTTCGGAATCGGGAACCTCTTGCCGGCAAGCGCTCGGGTTCATGGACGTTGGGTTTCGCCTTCACGACACAATGATTTACGCAAAGAAGAATCCGGTTCCGAGGTCGATTGCTTCGCATCGGCGATACGAGCAAGCGTTCGAGTTCATGTTCGTGTTCAGCAAGGGAAGGCCGAAGACGTTCAACGGTCTGCGCGAACCGTGCAAGGAAGCTGGCAAGGTGCGAGCGACGGGGCCGACGCATCGGGGTTCCGGGCACGACCCAATCCGGTTCAATGGAGCGGGAAGGCCGATCGGTGAAACCAAACCGCGCGGCAACATCTGGTACTACTCGGTGAAGCATGTGAAGGCGATCGGACACCCGGCAACCTTCCCCGTTCAACTGGCGATCGACCACGTCAAGACCTGGACGCTCCACGGCGACATCGTCCTCGACCCCTTCGCGGGCAGCGGCACAACAGGCGTTGCCTGTCTGCGCGAAGGTCGGTCGTTCATCGGCGTCGAACAGGAAGCAGGATACGTCGAGATTGCCCGCAAGCGGCTGGCGGAGGAAGAGGCAAAGCAACCGTTATTCGCGGGGACCAAGCGATGACCCGCGCCGACATCGACAACCGCCGCGCCGAACTGCTCGCCGTCCGCGCCGTCGAGGTCGCGGCCCTGGAGCGGGCGGCGGCGCACCTCGCGGCGATCGACGGCGCCATCGGCCAGGTGGACTGGACGCTCGCGCGACTCGACGAGGAGCGCGAAGAGGAACGGCGGGCGGCGCGGGAGGCGGCCAGGCGGAACTGAGGGGGGGGGGGGGGGGTGGGGCGATGTTCGTGAGCGACAACGTCATCCTGAGCGACATAGCCGGCCTGCTGAAGCTCCAGGCCGGCGCGCCCGCTCTGCCAAGCTACTGGCCCACGATCGTATCGCTGACGCACCAGCAGGCGTACGACGACATCGTTGCCGCCCTGCTGGCGCGCGGCTACGCTCCCGCTGACGTGGCGACGTGGGGCGCCGGCGCGGGGCAGTTCTACGAGCGGAAGCTGGCCCTGTTCCACGCGGCGAACGAGGGCGGCGGCTTCAGCGGCGTCAGCGACAAGTTCATCATGTCGCTGGACGTCCGCAAGCAGCTCGAAACGCTGCAACTGATGGACGGAAACAACAAGCCCATCCTGACGACGGCCGGCCAGGTGGGCACGGTGGGCGTCGGACCGATGGACAACAGCAGCGTCTTCCGCTGGGACAGCGACGGAAGCTGGAGAGGAGAGTGGTAGTCGATGACGCTGGCGCTCTCCATTATCGACGCGGCCGACGGCACGGGCGGCACGGCGACCGTCAGCGGTTCGGCGGGCGGCAGCGCGAACAGCGTTTACTGCGCAACATTCGCCGCAGGCGTCGGCGCGCTGGCCTGGACGCTGGCGGGGTCGCGAACAGGAGACGGGACGGTCGCAGTGGCCCCGGGGACGGGCTACTACCTGTGGTATCTGGACTCGCTCTCCGGCGGCTCGCATGCGGTCGCGCCGCCCGTGTATCAGAACCTCAGCAGCGGCGAGCAGTCGGTTCACTACCGCTGTCTGCTGGCCGTGCAGAATCTCGTTCAGGCGCTGGGCCTGGCCGGAATGAACGCCGGGCAGATCCAGATTACCTGGCTCGATGCGGCGCGGTGTCAGCAGCTCTACTCGCTGCCTTGTGTCAGCATCAGTCCGCTGGGCCGCGAGGGACAGCCGGGGCTGCTGACCGGGCTGGACGACATCGAGTATCCGGTGCTCGTCAGCATCGAGGACGCCGGCCAGGGCGACATGAGCCTGGACATTCCAGGCCGGACGCTGTGGCGACAAAGCATCTTCCGATGCTTCCGGCATCAGAGATTGAGCGGCGTTCCGGAGATCATCACGACGGACGTGGACCCGAACCCGGTTCTCGACGAGAGATGGTTCGTGGGGCAGGATCTGCGGTTTGTGTCGTCGCTGCTGTTCCGGTTCAGGAGTCGCGAGCCCAGAGGCTTTGGCAGATAGCGAGGAGCGGTCATGGCAGGCGTATACGGCTATCAGGGACAGCTGGCGATCGACGCGGGAGCGACCCCCACCCTGCGCTACGACTTCCAGAACGAATCATTGATCTGCGACGAGAACTTCATCGACACCAACGGGCTGCGCGGCACGCGAGCGCGCGCCTCCGAGCGCATCCGCCAGGGCAACCGCAGGGTTCACGGGCAGCTCAAGCTGATTCCGACCACGCAGGAGCTGGCGCAGCTCCTGCCGTGGATTCTCGGCACGGCCGTCAGCGGCACCACGTACGCGCTGGCGGACACCGTGCCGACGCGCTACGTCACCATCGACCGGGTGTCAAAGGTGTTCGCCTATAACGGCTGCGTCGTGGACAGGGCGACCTTCCACGGAACGCAGGGCGGGGCGCTGGAGCTGATCCTCGACCTCGTCGGCGTTGACGAGACGATCACGAATTCCGGGACGTTCGGCAGTCTGAGTCTGGACCTCAGCACGCCGCCGCTGATCTTCACCGACCTCTCGCTATCCGTCAACAGCGCGACGGACCAGTGCAAGGAGTTCACGCTGGTCGTGGACAACGACATCGATAAGGAGCGGTTCTTCAACAGTCCGACGCTCACCAGCGGCTATCCCAGGGACCGGCACATCACGATCACGCACCCCGTGCCCTACGGGGATTCGTCGGCGAGTTACGCCACGGGCGTTGCCGGCGTTGCCGTCACGGCAACCTTCACCGACAGCGCCCACGTTCTCACGTTCACGTTCGCCAATGTGAAGTACCCGCGGCGCAGCCCGACCGTGCCGGGCCGCGAGGAGATCATGCTGCCCCTGGTGGGCCAATGTTATAAAAGTGGATCTACTTTGGAGCTTGTTACGACTCTGGCGATTTAACGGAGGAACGGAATGGGTCTCTTGATCAACGACGGCTTCACCCTGACGGCGAAGATCGCCCCGCGCGGCCCGTGGCCGGCGCTGACAGCGCGGTTCCGGCCGGCCCTGCCCGCGGCGTGCTACGAATTCCTGGAGGCGTCGCGGCCCGGCGCCGCGGCAAGGCATTCGGCCGCGGTCAAGCTGCTGACGGCGCAGCTCGTTTCGTGGGACGTGACCGACGACAAGGGCGAGGTTCTGGCGGTGACCCCCGCGAACCTGCGCAAGCTGCCCATGAGCTACATGGAGGAGCTGATCAACCAGGTCACCGGCTACGGCGACGCGGAGGCGGACGAAAAAAACTGAGGCTGCTCGTGGTGATCCGCCGCTTTCGCCCCGAGTTCGCCGGCCGGTCCTGTGCGGACTGCAAGCGCTGGCTCTACCGGCCCGACGGGAGCAAGATGGTGCGCGGCCGGCCGCAGGACGGCGGACTGCCCATGCTCCGGCCGCAGGGGCAGCCGACGCCCTGCCACGAGTGCCCCAAGGTGCCGAGCGACGCGCCGGAACGAACGTCGGCCCACGCGATCGAGCCCAGCGAAAAGAGCTGGCTGGCCTACCAGCACTACCTGGAGTGCGCGGCGGTGGGAAGCTTCCCGGACGACCCCATCGTAAAACGCAACGCCCGGGTGATTCGCCAGGTGGAGCAGATGTGGGAGCGACAGCCGCTGCAAACGCTGCTGACGCTGCTGACGAGGGTGGACTGAAATGCCGAGCCTGACGGAACTGATCGCCGCCGACCGCGACCTGGTGGACGCCATGCAGAGCCTGCCGGATCGGCTGGCCGCGCAGCAGCGCATCGACCGCCGCGACGAGGCCCGCGCGGTCGGCGAGCGGCAGGGCGTCCTCGACCCGTACGCCGACGGCGGCAGCAAGGCGGAGCAGGCATACCGCAAGATCCAGGCGCTGGAATCGCGGATGCTGGGCGAGCACATCGGCCGCATTCAGGCGCTGGGCGCAGGGGCGCAGCAGATCGGTTCCGGCATCGGCGGCGCGGCGGGCTTTGCCGGCAAGGGCCTGGGCAACGCCCTGGGAGGAGCGGCCGGCGGGGCCGCAATGGGAACGGCAGGCGCCGTGTACCTGGCGACGACGGAGGCGCTGGGCAAGACGGCGCAGGCCATGAACATCTTCGCCAACGGCGCGATGAGCGACGCGCAGAAGCGAGATGCGTTTGCCTCGGAGTTCCTTCCTGGCGCGGACAAGCTGATTGCCTTCCGCGACGCCCTCAACGGAGTGACGGAGGCCCTGCGAAAGACCGAGCTGCGGTTTCAATTGCGCGGCCTGGAGCAGCAGCAGCAGTTTCGCGAGCGACAGACGACGGCGCAGGGGGCTGCCGAGGTGGCGCTGCACGCCACCCGGGCGACCGCCTTCGGGGCCATTGTGACGCCGCCGACGCCGCTGGGCGACCGGACGACGTGGCAAGGCGATCTGGCGCATCAGGAAGCGCTGCGGCGGATGGAGCGGCAGGACGAAATTGCCCGCGCCCGCGCCGGAGTGACGGGCGCAGGCGCGGCGCTCGAGGAAAGCCAGAAGCGCCTGGAAGGACTGGAAGGATACCGCCACAGGATCGGCGTTACCCTTGGCCTGCGGGAGAGACAGTTACGCAAGCAGCAATGGATCGAGAGGGACACACCCGAAAAGCGGCGGATGGTGGAGCGCAAGCTCGTCGAGGGCGGGTCGAACCCGTTCCTGGCCCGGACCGCCGTGGCGGCTCTCGGCGCCGGCGTCAGCAACAAGGCGGGCGTCATTGCCGCCGGCCGCGAGGTCCAGTTGGCCGCGACCGACGCGGCCAACAACGAGAAGCTGATCCAGGGCGAGATCAACCGTCAGAAGGAGCTGGGGGTGCAGCTCGCCGAAAAAGAAAGCGCCCTGCGCAAGGCGAACATCGGCGCGGCCCGGACGGAACTGGAGATCACGCGGGCGCGCATCCAGCTTGGCGTCAACCAGTCCGTCCGCGCAGGAGGGATGCAGCCCTGGGAGAGACAGCAAAGCCTGATGGCGGCGCGCTTTATCAAGCAGCACGGCCTCGCCGCGACCCCGGCATTCATGCAGCAGCAGGCCGGGGCGATGTTCCCGGAATATGTGCAAAAAGAGCGCGAAAAGTTCGGCCGGACCACGGAGGAGTACAAGGCGGGCGTCAAGGAGGGGTTCGCGAAGGACATTGACATCGTTGCGGAGCGGGCCAAGGAAGCAAAAATCTCAACGGAGGTGCGAGTGGCCGTGAACCTCGACGAGGCGGCGCTGGGCAAGCGGATCGCCGAAGCCATCAGCGACAACTTCCGCGAACTGCTCAAGAGCATCAAGGCTGAGTTCGACGCGCAGCGGAAGCATCTGGAGGCGGGAAACATCATCCGCAACCGGAGCGGCTGACAGGCTTGCTACTTGACCTCTTCCGCCAGCGCCTTGACGGACAGCAAAGACATCGCCCGGGAGCGGACGGCTTTTATTCCGGAGGGTACTTCAGAGCGAAGCAGTTCGGTTCTGAACTTCCAGAACTGTTCGTCAAGAGCTTCTATTTCCTCCCGTGTTGTCCCGCCGGGTGGAAGACGAAAAAGCCGAGTAGCTTCGCTGCCAAGTTTAAGAATGAGGGGCGATGACCGCAAACGGGCGACCTTGCCGGTTTCTTCGACGATCTCGTCAAAGATCAGTTTTGTTTGCGGATGACGCTCGTTGAAGCTGGCCTTGTAGTCTGGGTAATCGATCCTGTGCCGATCGAAGAACCTTTTGCGGAGTTCGAGCTTCCTGGACGCGAGATCGGCTGACGTCTGCCCGCATAGTTCGACGGCGAAGAGGCACGCTTGGGTTCCGGCGGTATCGTTCCTGATCGACTTTGGATCGTGGAACCAGGGTAACTTTCCAGCATCCCGGAGCCAGTAGAGCTTATAGGCGTCAACGGCCTGCTCCTCAAAGCTGACGGCAAGAACTGAATGGTAGTCGGCATCGGCTCCTGACGTGGTGGCAATAGCATGACGGCCAATGGAAGGCCGTATGAGAAAGAAGCTGACCAGCCCGACGCCTACCAGTAGCAGCAGGGCAATGACGGCAAGCAGCCAGGCAACGGCGGACGGGCCTTCTCTTCGCCGGCGACGTACAGGCGCCTGCTCCTCGCGGCTGGTGAAGTCGAGCGGATCGGACATCGGGGCTGTCTCCAGGGGTGTGCGTCTCTGCTGTGATCTTGAGGCGCCGGCCCGCAACCGGCAAGGGAAGAGGGCGGCGAGGTGATGCGCCATGCAGCTTTCCTACGGCAATTTCTCGTTCGACCCGAACTCAACGGAGATGAGTTCGCGCGTCGAGACGCTGTGGAACAGCGGCGGCCAGCCGTACGCGCAGCGGCGGACGCTCAAGGTCACGGGGTACCTCTCGGGCAACGGCCAGGATGCGCTGATCCAGCAGGAATCGGCCCTGCGGACGGCGCTGTCGGTGAGCTTCAGCGACCTGCTCTTTGTCAGCGATTCCGGGCAGCAATCGCCCGTGTCGATCCTGGGCGCGGGCAGCACGACCGGCGTGCAGATTCACAGCCTGGAGTTCTCGGCGACCAGCAAGGAGGGGGAATACACGACCGTCCGCAACTTCTCCTTCGTCGCCGAGGCGGAGTATCCGCTGGCCAACAGCGTCCCGCTGCTGCTGGCGTTCCGCGAGACGATCACCGTCTGGGGCGGCGGCCCCATCTGGAAGTTCCGCATGGCGGTCAACGGCCCGCCGCAGAAGCAGCTCGTCTACCCGCAGTCGATCTATTACGCGACCCAGCAGGGCGAGCTGACCGGCTATCTGGTGGCGCGGACGCCGCCGCCGCCGCTCTGGCCGGGGGCGCTGATGCACGCGGGGCGGATCGGCGACCGCGGCCCCGACCGCAAGGGCTTCGGCCATTACCAGGGTGAGACGATCACGTGGCAGTACGATTTCGAGGCGTCGGCGCCGTTCCCCAATGCCCGGCCGAACGTGTGGATCAAGTGAGGGACTGATGCGAACCCGGCGGGAAACAGAGGAACGTCAGGCCTCGCTGCGCAAGCTCCTGGAAGACCTGGAGCATCGCCGCCAGTCTGCCGGCGATCGTCGGGACTGGGACGGCGTCACTGATTTGCAGGAGCAGATCGACAGCGCCCGGACAAGACTGACCGTCCTTGCGTGGGTTCTCGGGGAGGCGGACTGATGGCAACCATCCTCTGGCGAGGCGGCGCGGCAGCCGTGGCCCAGGTCGTCAACCTGACGGTCGGCGGCCAGCCGCTGCCGGGCGACCTCTTCAGCGTGACGATCAACGGCAACGCCGTCTCGTTTACCGAGGGGGCGACGGCGACGATCGCCGACGTGGTGGTGGGCGTGCAAACCGCCCTGGCCGCCAGCCTGACCCCGGAGTTTCAGGAGGCGACGTGGACGGCGGCAAGCCCGGCCGTCGCCGGCACGGCCGTCGCCCCCGGCTCGCCGTTCACGGCCTCGGTCAACCTGACGAAGGCGAACCTCGCCGTCCCCGTGCAGGCGGCGACCAGCGGCACGACGGGCGGGAGCCTGACCAACGGGACCAGCTACTACTACGTCGTCACCGCCACCAACAGCAACGGCGAGACGACGGCGAGCAACGAGCAGAGCTATGCGGCGACGACCCTGGACCCGACGGCGATCCTGACGTGGGCCGCCGTGCCCGGCGCGACGGGCTACAAGATTTATCGCTCGACCAGCAGCGGCGCCTATGGGGCCTCGTCGCTTTTGCACACGGTCGGCAGCGGCGCGACGGTGACGTACAACGACACGGGAACGGCGACCGGGGCCGGCCAGCCGCCGGGTTCCAACGGGGCGCTGTCCACCGCGACCTTCGCCCTGACCACGCCGACGGCGAGCAGCGGGCCCAACGACGTCAGCGTGCCGGGCAACTGGAGCACGGGCAGTCTGCCGGCCAACGGCGACAGCGTCTATCTGACCAGCTCGGCCGTGCCGCTGTTGTGGAACCTGGACGCGCTGGCGGCCGTGACGCCGGCGCTCGTGCAGGGCGACAGCACGTTCACGGCCAACGTGGGCCTGCCGCGGACCAACCCCAACGGCTATCCCGAGTACCGGCCGCAATACCTGCAGTTCAGCGGCGCGACGGCGTTCAACCTCGTCGTGGGGGCCGGCGGCGGCTCGCAGATGCTCCAGTTCGATTTCGGCGCGGGACAGGTCGCCGCCAACGTCGCCGCGCCCGGCTCGCCGTCGGTCCAGGGCCGGCCCGCGGTCATCCTCAAGGGGACGCACGCCGCCAACACGCTCAATGTGACGCTGGGCAACGTCGGCAGCGCCATCGACCCGGGCGAGGTGAGCACCTGGGCGACGGTAAGCAGCGGCTACCAGAGCAGCCCGACGACCGACGTGACGCTGCTGCTGGGCGCCGGCTGCACGCTGACGACGATCACGCAGGACGGCGGCCAGCTCACCGTGCAGTCCAACACAACCACGCACACCGTCCGCGGCGGCGCGGCAACGATCCTGGGGGCCGCCACGGTCGGGACGCTCGACGTGGAGAACGGCACCGTCTACGACCAGTCCACCGGCACGAAGACAACGGTGACCGTCGGGCCCTTCGGAACGATCGACGCGCGGAGCAACCCGCAAACCAAGACGTACACGAACACCACGGTCAACGGCGGCGGGACGCTGCTGGATCCCAACAAGACGATCACGTTCACCAACCCGATCAGCGTCCCCGACGGCGTGGGGGGTCAGTTCGGGGCGAACATCGACTTCGGCACCAATACGCATCTTCAGAGGTCGTAACGATGGCGGGCGGCGTCATTCACGGAACGGCAAGCTGGCCTGGCGTTATCGCCGTGGAAAGTTGCGTCTATACCATCAGCCATGGCGTCACGCCCGGCACGGCCGTCCTGCGCGTGCAGCCGCAGTTGACCGCCATCCCGCCCTACGGGAACCTGACGATCAGCGACGGGCAGCGGCTGATTTTGATTCGCGACGCGCGCATGGACGCGCTGAAGATGCACCAGGACGAGTCCGGCGTGTACTGGACGCTGGAGATCGTCGATCGCCGCTGGCGGTGGCGCGACCTGGGGGCGCTGTCGGGCTGCTACAACCAGCTCGACCCGTTCGGCAAGCTGATCCCGTTCACGATCCGCAGCCCGAAGGAGCTGGCGAAGATTTGCCTCGACGCGATGGGAGAGGCGAGTTACGTCATCGACTTCCCCGAGGGGCTGAACTACCCCGGACCCTTGACCAGCCTGCCCATCACGAACATCACGGGGACGAACCCGCCGGTCAACTGGGTGGGCGTGCCGCCGGTGCAGGCGCTGGCCCAGCTCGCCGAGCAGTACAGCCTCCGCGTGATCCTGCGTCTGTCGGACAACACGGTCCTGGTGACCGTCCCGGGGGTGGGCGGCAAGCTGCCGCCCGGCAGCGTCCACCGCGCCGGCCCCAGCCTGAAGAACCCCGAGGCGCCGGACAGTATCGCCGTGCTGGGCTCGCCGACCAAGTACCAGGCGCGGCTGGTCATGCGCGCCGTGGGCGAGGAGTGGGACGGCAGCTATCGGCCCATCGACGAACTGTCCTATGCGCCGCCGAAGCGCAAGGACGGCAAGTCGCCGTGGATCACCTGTTTCCCGCCGATGTTCGGCATGAACCTTGACGGCACGACAAAGGTAGGCATCCAGGCGACCCAGCGGCTGACCATCGCCGACGCACTGAAGCTGGCGCAGCGGTCGGTCTACAAGTGCTACCAGCTGGTGAACCTGGCCGGGGACTGGTCGTATGGCATCGCCGTGCCCGGGATCACGGGGAGACTCATCCGTCCGCAGCAGGTGGTGTTGCAGGACACGCAGGTTGATCAGATCGTGCCGACCGCCAACGACCTGGGGATCATCGACAAGTTCACGGGCCAGCCCTTCACGGTGAACCTCTACAACGGCTGGTCGCGCGACAAGCCGGCGGCGGCCTACGGGGCGCACTACAAGGATTTGAACCCCGGCGTCTGGTACAAGAAGCGCGCCAAGCAGGTCAACACCCTGCCGACCGATCAGATTTTCGTGCCGTTCAGTCTCGACCCGGCGCGCTACCTGATGACCTTCAGCGACTACGTCTACCAGCTTGTGGCGCCGAAGAGTACGCCGCCGTCGCCCTTTGTCCCGCCGCAGACGACCGGCTCGCTGCTCGACGGCTTCGGCACCACCACGTTGACGTTCAAGGACGACCCCGACCCCAGGCCGGACGGCTTCATCTATCCCACGGTCGTCACCCTGCAAACGGGCATTTTCGTCCGCGACCCGCTGACCAACAGCCCCTACTGCTACTTCAAGGTGATTCCCACGGGCAACGCCGCGGGAACCACCCCCCGCGTCTATTCGCACCCCGACGTGCAATTGAACATCACCTGCGACTTCGACCCAAAAAACATGCCGGTGAAGGCGCGGATTCTGGAGGCCGACCCGCTGCTCCGCGCCGACAGCTACCTGGCGGCGCACCTGGCGGAGTTCCTCGTCTCCGGCGGCACGACGGTCGATTACAACGGCATCATGGCGATCGACCTGGACGGGGCCGTCCAGCAGGTGACGTGGTCGATCGGCGGCGACGGCGCGACGACGACGGCGAGCGTCAACAGCGAGCATTCCGCGTGGATTCCGCCCTACCCGGTGCGACGCCGCGCGGAGGCGCTGCCGCCGGAACTGTCCTCCTCGCCCGGCGCGGGCGTCAGCGACGGCCTGGTCAGCATGCCCACGACGACTGGCGCGCCGGGCGCAGCCCCGGGGGAGGCCCGATGAACCGCATCCAGCAGCAGGCGCAGAGCCAGGGGTGGATTCCGCCGATCAACTGGATGATCGTGCAGAACACCGACGACACGCCCGTTCCCCCCTACGGGGTGATGGGCGTTGACGACATCGACGACGACGGCAACATCCAGATCAGCCAGTACGACGGCACGCAGGTTACGTTCCTCATCAACAGCGGCGGCTCGATTGCCCCGCAGGCGAACGGCCAGGGACACACGACCTTTCCGGCGATCGTGGCGTATGACGGCGACGACGACCCCGAGGCCGGCGAGACGTGGGGGCCGGTCAAGGGGTCGTGGAAGCTGGGGGCGGCCGGCAGCGGCTTTACGATCCTGGGCGGCAGCAGCAAGGGACTGACCACGGCGACGGACAGAGGCGCGGAGGACTGCTGCACGGCCTGGGTGCGCATTCTCTGCGCCGCGGCAGGGGCGGCCGGCTATCCCGGGCTGGTGCAGTTCTATGACACCACCTTTTTCCCCGGGTCGTTCGTTGATTTGGACGGCCGCAGCACGACGGCCGGGGCCTCGGTGGCGTCGGGCAAGCAGACCGTGACGCCCGCGTCGATGGCGGGCATCCGCATCGGCCAGACGCTCATGCTGGTGGACGGCAACTGCAAGACCGTGGTGGCGACGGTTACGGGCACGAACACCACCGCCCGCGGCACGGCAAACCTGACCGACGACGCAGTGGCGTCCGTCACCGTGACCCAGGGCGGCAGCGGCTACACGTCGGCGCCCAGCGTGACGTTCAGCGGCGGCGGCGGCTCGGGGGCCAGCGGCACGGCAACGATTGCCGGCGGCGCGGTGACGGGCGTGGCGATGACCAGCACCGGCAGCGGCTATACGTCGGCGCCGACGGTGACGTTCGCCGCCTCGCCCGCAGCGGCAAGCAGTTTCACGGCCGACTTCGGCAGCGCCCTTGCCGCCTACCCCGTGACCGGCGTGACGATCACCGACGGCGGTTCGGGCTACGGCGGCACGGCCCCCACGGTTACGTTCAGCGGCGGCTCGGGCAGCGGGGCGGCCGGCACGGCAAACCTCGACCCGACGGGCGATTTCGTGGTCTCGGTCACGATGGACACGACCGGCAGCGGCTACAACCCCACGGCCCCGGACGTGAGCTTCAGCGCGCCCGGGGGCATGGGCGGCGTGACGGCGACAGGCACGGCGGACGTGGGCGGTCCGGTAACGATTTATCTCTCTGGCGTGTGGGTGCAGTTCTGGCCGCAGGATTACACGCCGGAGAAGAACGACGTGAGTGAACCCGTGGTCTTCCTCGCCACGCGCGAGGAAGACGCGCCCGACGGCGTGGCGGTGTACCTGGCCGAGGGCGGCATAACGGCCGTCTGGCTTTGCCCGAACGGCAAGAGCGTCACCACCTACACGGGAAAGGCGGTGGCGCAAAGTGGGTAGACGAATCATCCCGCAGGGCTGGCCGTGCTGCTGTCCGGAGTCGAGCAGCAGCAACTCCAGCTCCAGCGGTAGTTCGCGGTCGGGGGGCGGCCCGTGCGACCCGGGGGCGTTCAACGCCCTTGATCTAGACATCGTTTACACGGGGTCCTTTTTCCTGACCGTCAGCGCCCCGGGGTTCCCCTTTGACGGGGTAGTGGTGGAGTTAACCTACCAGGGGCCGCCGGCCCCGCCGCCACCCATCGGAGGACCCGTCGTATGGTCGGGGACCGCCCTGGGGTGCGAGGTGGACCTTGTGCTCGCCACGTTCACCAGCGAATTCGACTCGACGGTGTACTGCGCCGTATGGGAGATCGGCTTCATCAACTGCTGTCCACAGACGATCACCGGGCAGGCGGACGTTAGCCCCAGCCGCATCACGTCCTCGACGACGATGGCGTTCAGCAACTGGGTCAGCAACGGCTGCGGCATCACCAGCGCGACACTCACGCCATGATCTGCAAACTCGACAGGCGCGGCTACTGCAAGCGGCATGGCGAAATTCATCAGGGCCGCGTCCTGTACTGGTCGCAACTGGACACGGAGCAGGGCGAGCAGGTGCGGCTCAGTCTGGACCAGGCGGCGCCGGGACGAAGCAACAAGCGGCGGCGCGGCAAGCCCCGGCTGTCCTTCGACGAACTGGCCCGGCAGAGGAAGCACTGATGCGAGCAGAAGGCGGCAGGCGTGCCCTGCCCGGAGACAACGACGGTGTTTGATCGCGTGTACCTCATCAATCTGGAGAGCCGGCCCGACCGCCTGGAGGCGTTCCGCGAGCGGCAGAAACTGCGCGGCTGGAAACTACCCGACCCCATCGTTTATCCGGCGATCCACGGGGACACGGTGGGGGCGCCGAAGCGGTTCACCGAGGGGGGCGGGGCGCACGGATGCCGGCAGAGCCATGTTCGCATCCTTGAGGACTGCCTCATGGACGGCGTCGAGAGCGTGCTTGTGATGGAGGACGACGCCGAGTGGTTTGACGAGGTGTGGCTGCGCCTGGAGTCGTTCTTGAAAGTGGTTCCCGCCGATTGGGACTGTCTCATGCTGGGCGGCTGGCACGAGCGGCCGTCCACGCCGGTCGGGCCGGGCGTCTGCCGGGCGGTGAAGGTGGGAGGAACCCACGCCTACGCCGTGCGCGGCCGGGCCATGAAATCCTTGCTTGCTCTGTGGTACGACTGCACGGTGCATATCGACTGGGCGATGAGCGACCACTGGCAGAAGAAATGGAACACCTACTGCCCGACGCCCTTCCTGTTCGGGCAGGGGGCGGGCCGCAGCGACATCAGCGGCCGATCGCGACTTCAGCCGCAGTTCGGCGGCCCCGCCGCGCCCATCGCCGCAGTTCCCGGCGATCGCGTCTACAGCCACGCCGGGGACTGCGGCGATCTGATTGCCGCGCTGCCCGTACTGGCGGCGCGGCCGGGCGCGCTGCGGCTGGTGCAGCACGCCTGCACGGGCAAGCGCATGACCCGCGACCGGGTCGAATCGCTGCGGCCCTTGCTCGAAGCGCAGAGCTACGTTCGCGGCGTCGAGTGGGCCGACGCCTACGACGGCGAGCGCCTCGACAAGGGAATCCGCCAGTATTACCAGCCGCATTTGAACATCGCGGACATGCAATGTGACGCCTTCCACGTCGCCCACTGGCCGCGCGGGAAACCGTGGCTCCGCGTGCCAGAGGTGCGCAAGGTCGCCCGCGTGGCCCTGGCCCGCAGCGCCCGCTACCACACCGCCGCCTTCCCGTGGAAAGAGGTGCTGGCGAAGTACGGGTCGGAGGCTGTGTTTCTCGGGACCGTCCAGGAGCATGCGGCGTTCTGCGCGGAGGTGGGGCCAGTCCCCTACCATCCCACGGCCGACTTCCTGGCGCTGGCGGAAGTGATTGCCGGCGCGGAACTGGTCGCCGTGAACCAGACGGCGATCTTCTGGCTGGCGGAGGGATTGAAAAAGCCCGTGCTGCTGGAAGTCTTCCCCCCGGCCGACAACTGCAACTTCGCCCGGCCGGCCCACGTCCACGGCCTGTCGGAGGGCGCATTGCCGGAGATCGAGGATCTTGCGGCGGCGAACGTCGCCACGCCCCCGGCGGTTGTGCGGACGGGGCGGCGGGTGATCGGAGGCGCCCCATGAAGGCGGTCGTGGTCCTGGGAGCGGCAAGCAGCGGCACGAAGATGCTCACGGAGTGCCTGGTGCGCGGCGGCTACTGGGGGGACTTCGGGTTCGAGCAGCGCCTGGACAGCCTGGATTTCGCCCAGGCGGGGAAGTGCGACATCGTCTTCCGCCGCAGCTATCCGCACGGCGAGGACTGGCCCGACCTGGCGGAGGTCGTGCAGCGCCTGCGCCGGGCCGGTTACGAGGATGTCGAGCCGTGCGTGGTCCAGCGCGACCGGGAGTGCGCGGCGCGGTCGCAGGTGCGCATGGGACACAGCCCGAGCCTTGCCGAGGCGCGGCGGAAGGTGGACCAGGCGACGGCGCTGATCCTCCGGCAGATCGCCGCCTGCGGGGCGGTCCCCCACGTCGTGAGCTACGAGGCGTTTGTCGCGGACGCCCAGGTGCGCGACGCCTTCTGCGCCCGCTTCCGGATCGCCCCGCCGGAGATGGATTTCCGCGACGAGAACCAGAAGTATCAGGCCGGGTCAACGGCCTTCGACGTGGCCGAATACTTCTGGGACCGCGACCCCTGGCCGGGCAACGATCCCACGGTGGACTGGCGGCGGCTCTATCAGGAGAAGCACCGGCTCGCCGTGTTGCTCCAGCCGCAGAGCGTGGCCGAGATCGGCGTGCGGGCGGGCTATTCGGCGGCGGCGTTCCTGGCGGCCGGGGCGGCCGGGGCGATGTCTTACACGGGCTTCGACCGGGGCGACACGGGCGGCTGGGGCGGCACTCCGGGGGCGCTGGCGCACGCCCGGCGCATGCTGCCGGAGCGGTTCCCCGGCGCGGCCGTCGCGATCACCGAATGCGACACGCAGAAGGTCGCGGAACTGTCGGCGCGGGACGTGGACCTCTTTCACGTCGATGGGGACCACTCGCGAGACGGTTGCCTCCGGGATCTGGAGCTGGCCCTGGCGTGCCGGCCCCGGTGGATCCTGGTGGACGACTGCACTCACCACGCCGACACGGTGGGCCGGGCCGTCGCGGCGTTTCTCCAGCGGCACGCGCTGCCGCATGTCATGCTGGACACCGTGCGCGGCGACTGCCTCATGCAGGTTTGCCCGGCGACTGGAAAACGGCGCAGGATCGAGGGGTGAGGGACAAACCATGAGTGATACAGACCTTCTCACGCTCATCAAGGCCACGCCGGCGCTGCGGGCGCTCGCGGATTCCGGGCAGGACAACACCCTGGCGGCGGCGGTGCCGAGCTACGCCACGACAGCCGTTCCCGCGCCCTTCAGTGCGGCGCAGATCATGGGGGCCGTCAGCGCGGCCAGCCGCAAGGCCATCGTCTCCAGCGGCGTCTATCTCGGCATTCAGCAGACGATCGCCGCGCAGGACCGCACGGCGGCGGCGGCGGAAACCGCCCTCTGCGCCAGCACGGGATTGATCACCGCCGACGAGGCGACGGCCATCATGGCGATCCTCGCCGCCACGGTGACAACGCCGGATACTTCCGTGACGCATCAGCAGGCGTCGCGCGTGCTGGCGCCGCTGCGGGCGAGGGACGAGGGCGGCAGCGTCCGGGCCGCGCCGATCGACTGGAGCGCCGCGTGAGAATCCACACGCGGCAAACCATGTTCGCCCAGAGCGACGGACCCGCCGGCTCGCTGGCCGTAACGCTGGCCAGCCCGACGACGGTCGGCAACGCGGTGCAGGTGTACCTGCGGTTCTCGCCACTCACGGGGACGCCGACGCTCATGGACAGCTTCGGCAACCCGTACACGCGCACGGCAATCTTTACGCTTGTCGATGGCGAGGCGATGGGGTTCTGGCTCGCCGATATCGTGCGCGGCGGGGCCTATCACACGCTGACCATCAGCTCACAGGGCGGGTCGCAGAACCTGGAGTGCGCCTTCAGCGAGCTCGCCACGGCAGGACACGGCGAGCAGCACAGCGAGCGGGAAATCCTGCTCGCGATCCTCGGAGAGTCTTCCCAGCAAACGGCGCTGCTTCAGCGCCTTGTGACAGCCGAAAGGGCGTAACATGACGATTCCCGCATACAGTCCGGTCCCGGTCAACAATGCCAGCATCGTGAGCTTCATCACGACCGATCCGCTTTCCCTGGGCCTGGCGGCGATCCGCACGGCCAGCCCGGGGGCCGACGCGCCGCTGCTGGCCGTGCTGACGCCGGCCGGGGCGAGCTATCCGGTTCCCAGCAGTCCGATCACGGCGGCGGCGCTCCTGGATCTCGTCAACGCAGGCGAGTTCAGCAGCATGACCAACGCCGAATTGACCCAGCTCCAGACGCTCCTGACGGCGGGGTCGATCAACGTGGGAACGGCGCCCGCCCAGGCGAAGCTGAATTCCCTCTTCGCCGACTTCCCCACCTCCCTCGCGGCGATCCGGGCGACGTACACGCGCAACGGCTCGCCGTGGGAATACTGGTTCGGCGCGGGGGCCGCGCCGACGACCAGCATCCTCGACGCGGCGCGGAACAGCGGCGGCGGGAGCCAGTTCTGATTCCGGTCTGGCGGAAATAACACCACGGGAGATAGAAAATGGCCGCCGTGCCGACGCTTGAAGGGCTACTCAACAGCGCAAATCCGCAAACCGTCGTCACAGGCGCGAACCTTAACGCGCTTTCGAGCGGCAGTTTCGTGCTGGGCGCTGCGTTCAGCAACGTCACGGCCGACGGCAAGGGCGGCGGGTTCCCGTGGGCCTACGCACAACTGCACCTGGACTCGATGACGGTGTCGGCCGGCGGGGCGGTCAGCGGCTGGTTTCTCACCGCGCCCGACGGCAGCACCTACGAGCAGGGCGGGACGGGGGTGCAACCAAACCGCCCCTTCGACTTCAACTTCACCCCGGTCGCGCAAACGGCGGCCGTGGACGTGGACCAGCTGGTGCGCGTGCCGATCTGCGCGAACATCAAGGTGCTGCTGTGGAACAACAGCCTGGGGGCGGCGACGCCTTCCAACACCAATGGCTATCTGAAATTATGGTACGTCACCGAGATGCTGCCGACGGTGTAAGCCATGACCAACGACCTTTACCCTGACCGCTTCAACCGGGATGAGTTCGGCCTGATCGACGGCGAGCAGCCGATCGACTGGACAAACCGCCTGAATGACGGGCTCGTCTTCGCCCCGGCGATCGGGCAGGCGCCGCCGGGGTGGACCGGCTCGCCGACGACCGTTTTCGACATGGTTCGCGGCGGAAAGACGCCAAACGACGGCGTGATTCACGGCGGCGTGACGTGGCAGCCGGGGCCGTTCGGGTCGTGCCTGGCGTTTGATGGGAGTACAGAGTATGTGAGTATCCCAGATTCGCCGTCGCTGCGTCCAGCGCAAATTTCTCTGGCGCTGTGGACCTGCTCTTTTAGCTATTCCACGCTAACCGTGCTGTGCGGAAAACAGCGCTCGGGCAGCCTTTTCCCCACGTCAGCCAGCTACGGCCTGGTTTTTCGCACCGGACCGGCGCGCATGACTTTTACGATATGCGACGGGTCGGACAACGAATATTATGCCGCGTCCACGGGTCAGGTTACGGGTGTGTGGCAACACTGGGTGGGAACGTATGACGGGACCACGCAAAAACTGTATCTGGACGGAGTCCTGCAAGATATGCAGTCGCAAGGAATAGCGATTGCTCAAACGGCAAGCAAGCCTTTCCTGGTGGGTGGGTACACGCCCATTGGTATGTTGACGATTCCGAATTTCCCGTTCAACGGTTCCCTGGACGGCCTCCGCATCTTCTCCCGCGCCCTCTCGCCCGCCGAGATCGCCCAGGACTACGCCGACCCGTTCCGCTGGTGCCGGCGTGGGCGGCGGGTGCTGCGGGGGGCGGCGGCAAGCGGATTGCTGCTCAGGCGACGGAGGGCGATGGCATGATCCACTCGCTGAACGCGACAAGCCAATCAATTGATGTCCAGATCGTGGACGACGCCGGCTTACCAGTTCTCGGCCTGGTCGCCGCAACCTTCCCGGCCGTGATGTACTCGCTGGCCGGCGCAAACGCGGACGTATCCGTCACGCTCTCGGACCTGGCGACGATCACGACGGCCTGGAGCGCCGGCGGGGTGAAGGAGCGGGCCAACGGGGTCTATCGCCTCGATCTGCCGGATGCCGCGTTCGCCGCGGCCGGCGAGGTGAAGGTGTTCGGCGAGACGAGCGGCAAGCACCTGCTCAGTCCGTGGATCGACGTTGGCGTGCTGCCAGCGAATATCACCGCCTTGCTCATCACCAGCAGCGGACACATTGCGAATGTGGACACGCTCGCGACCTACACCGGCAACACGGTGCAGACCGGCGACGCCTACGCGGCCGTCACGGCGCTTGGCGCCCGCCTCAACGCCGGCAGCGTGCAGTACGTCGGCCCGGCCGTCGGCGTCGGCGGTGCAGTGAAGCTGTACCAGGGCAGCGCCAACCTCATCGCGCTGGGAAACCCGATCGGCCCCATCCCGATTCCGCTGGCGGTGCAGGACCTGACCGGATACCTGCCGTCGGCAATCCAGATGCGATGGCAGGGGGTGACGCTGACAGCAAGCGCCATCACCTCGCCGGGGACGAGCAATCAGAGCGTCACCTTCGAGGCGAATTCCATCGCCACGGCCGCAATGCAGCCCGACGTAACCACGTACTTCATCTGGGCGCTGTCCGGCACAACGTCGAATCGGCTCGACGTGACCGGCACGATTCAGATAGTAGCGACCATCTAGCAGACGCTTCACCCTTTTGCAGGAGCATCATCATGGCAGCCATTCCGCAGACAATCCTCGACGCACTCTCTTCGGTCCAGTCCGACGCCGACGCGCTCGCCTCCGCCGTCGCCGCCGACCAGTCGGCCGACGCAGCGCTCGCCGCGGCGCAGGCCAACAAGCAGGGCACGGCCGCTGCCGTGGTCGCGGCGAAATCGCACCTGGCGACGGACCTCGGCGCGCTGATCGGCCTGGAGCAGCAGACCTACGCGCCGCCTGCGTAACAGACGCTGTCGCAGAGGCGCTGAATCAGGTATCATCGGGACATCGGACACAGAGAGGTGAACCGCCATGAGCACCGACAAGAGCGGAGCGGGCGCGCCTGCGCCGGACGGAGCCGTTCTGCTGCGCGGCGTGGAGGAGCCGGCGGCCGTGCAGCAGCGATGCGAGGACGCCCTGCCCGAGCGGCTGACCGTGGCTGGCCTGGGAGCGACGGCGGTGATCTGCGTGGCGTGCATCGGCGTCGCCAACGTCGTCGGCCGCGAGGCCTCGCCCATGCTGGAGCGGCTGGCCACGGCGGCGATGTGTTTGCTCGGCGGGTACCTGAGCCGGACGATGAAGCAGGGGAAGTAAGAGGATGGAGCGAAGCAATGAACCTCACGCCGGATCGCATCTGCTGGCTGGCGGCGATTGTCGGAACGATTGCCGCCCCGGTCAACATGCTGGGCCTGTGCGTCGCCTTGCATCTGGGGAGCCGGCCCTGGGCCGTCGTGGAGGCTGTCGCCTTTGTGGGCGGAGCATGGGGCGCGATCGTCGCGATTGACGAACTGAAAGAACGATGCGTGACGCGATTTTGGGCGCAGATGAAGGAACTGCACGACCCACGCATCGGCGCCCGGGAATCCGAGGAATGAAACGGGCCGCCCGTCGCAGTGAACGACCGGCGGCCCAGAGTACGCGAGCCCGACAGGCTCTTTCAGGGATAATACCACCCCGCAAGGAGCTTGACAAGCCATGAGCGACGTCAGTGAACCGATCTTCGGCGGCGACGAGCCGAGCACGGCGGAAGTGATCGCCGGCTACATGCGCCGCGCCCGCCGCGAATCCATCGAGCGGACCCGGCGGATTTCGCCTGCCGCGCCGGTTGCCGCCGCGCCTGCGCCGTCCGCCGTGCGGAGCTGGAGCAGGCGCCTGTACCTGGCTCCGATTCTGCTCGTGCTGACGGGCGTGGTGCTGCTGGAGGCGCGGGGCTGCACGGCAGGCGGGGCCCCAGTCCCGAGGAAGAAGGCCGCGCCGCCGGCGAAGGCGCTGACGGCTGACGACCTGGGCGGCGAATGGTCGGTGATGTGGGACGGGAACGATGGACGCATGAGTTTCGGCATCGGCGGGGTGTACAGCCACGGCGACGGCGGATATCTGTTTGTCGGCCGCTGGGAGGTGCGAGACGGCCGGCTCTACGTCGTCGAGGCGATGCTCCGCTCTGACGGCAGTTACGGGGCGTGGGTGGAGTGGTCGAGCGCGCCGGTGAAGGACGGCGCCGGATGGAAGGGCGCGGCGGAGGGAGCGTATCCCGGGGCAAGGTGGTCGCTGAGTCCGCCGGCGAAGATCAAGCCCGACGCCTGAGCGGCGCGCAACAGAAAGGGGCGCAGGTATCAAACCTGCGCCCCTCTGCGTTCTGCCCCGACGGTCAGTTCGCGACCGCCGCCTTCGCCGGCTTCGCCCTCGCGTGGCCGTTGCTTCCGGCTTTCTTCGCGGCATTCTTCGCGCCGGCAAGCTGCTCCTTCGCCTCGGCGAGGTCGCGGGTGATCGCGCCGAGCTGGTCGCGGCACGCTTCGCGGCGAGTGGACAGGCGCTCGACCTTCTTCGTCAACTGCTTCACGGACATTGCTTCTCCCTTCGTGTCGTGATTCGGGGCGACGCGCTCGCGCGCGATGCGCCAGTGTACCCGGAGACAGCGGAGAGCGGAAGGCTGATTCCGCTACGAAGGTGGGCGCCGGAGGGCGGGAGGATCACCATGACAGCCTTCCGTTGGCATCGATGTTGTACTCCGGCCGAAGAGTCCTCACGAAGTTCTCTTCCAGAGCTTCGTGCTGGCGAGGATGAGCCGGAAGGAAGAAGACGGAATCAAATCGCTTACGGCCCTCCCCGATGTGATTGAGCATCCGGCTGAAGAGGCAGACGGTCGCGCCAACGTATACGACAGCTCTCTTTCGACAGAGGAAGTAGACGCAGGGGATGCGCTGGATCAGCGAAGCCTGCATGAGGCCCTCGACGCTGGCCAGTTCACGCGGGGCGTTCTCGTTCGCCGGCTCGGAAGGGTCAACGAAATTCAGGACGTCAACCCGTTCGACAACCAGCGTGCCGGGAACGTATCGGACCTGGGTGGCGTGAAACCATTCCGAAAACTCGCGGAGACGAAAGTAACGATAGCGGCCGCCGACGATGTAGTGAGGACACTCGCCAGCGGCGCACCACTCCTCGAGGAGTTCGGGCGGAAGATGGAAGTGGGCAGCGATGTCGGAGAGGGGCAGAAGCTCTTTGCTTGACGCTTTGTGCGGCATGGAGAAACCCTCGCGCCGGGACTACCGCATTTCTACCGGAAACCCTTCGGTAGGTACAGGGAAAGTTATCGAGTTTTCTCGTCTTTCGGTCCGGTGAAATCTTGTTTGGCGCATACCACTGAATACTGTATCCTCTTGTGGTTCGGCCGGTTGAGCAAACGGCGTTCATCCGGACGCGAACCGAAACGCTCGCGCGCCGCTCTTTCATACGGAGAAGGTCGCTGGTTCGATCCCAGCCATCGGCACTAACTGAAAAGTCTTTCCACATAGTCACTTACATCATGACAGCGCGGCAGCCTACCGGCCTGGGAAAGACGCGCGAATCGCGGTAGAATACCGAAGTCCCTGCCGGAGCCAGCCTCATGGCGCGAGCCCCGCGAGTGCCCAGCTACCGACTCCACAAGGCCAGCGGCCAGGCCGTCGTCACCTTTAGCCGCCACGACGTATACCTGGGCGCCCACGATTCCCCCGAATCCCATGCGCTCTACAAGCGAAAGGTAGCCGAGTGGCTGGCGGCCGGTTGCCGCCAGCCGCCGCCGGCGGGATCGGCCCTGACAGTGGCCGAATTGATGGCCGCGTACTGGGCGCACGCCAAGACGTACTACGTCAAACACGGCAAGCCCACCGGACCGCAGAGCCGCATCAGGAGCACCATCTCCATCGTGAACGAGTTGTACGGCGACGATCCGGCCGTGGGATTCAGTCCGCGCGCGCTGAAGGTTGTGCGGGAAGCGATGGTGGCAAAGGGCTGGAAGCGGAGCACGGTCAACCAGTACACCCAGCTCGTCGTGCAGTCGTTCGCGTGGGCTGTAGAGGAGGAGTTGGTTGCCGCGAGCGTGCATCACGCGCTCATGGCTGTCGCGCCGCTGAGGAAGGGGCGCACCGCGGCTCCGGAGTCGGAGAAGGTCGATCCGGCGCCGGAAACATCCATCGACGCCGTACGCCCGGTGCTGACGCCGATGCTCTCCGATGTGATGGACTTCCAGATCCTGACCGCCGCACGGCCTGGCGAGGCGCTGGCGGTGCGACCGTGCGACCTGGACCGCGAAAGCGAGGTGTGGCTGTACCGGCCGCGGGCGTTCAAGACGGAGCATCACGAGGACGCCGAGCGAGTCATCTACATTGGCCCCCGCTGTCAGGCGATTCTGCGTAGGCGGTGGCCGGCCGGGGAAGAGGAGTTCTTCTTTTCGGCAGCGGCCGCAATGGAGGAGCGCTCGCAGGCGCTACGGGCCGCGAGAAAAACGCCCGTGCCGCTGTCCCAGCAGAACCGCCGCGCCAGGCGGCGAAAGCGACCGTGGGGAAAGCAGTACCGCGTCTCCAGCTATCAGCACGCCGTTGCCAGGGCGTGCGAGCGGGTCGGGTGCGAACACTTTTACCCCCACCAGCTTCGCCACAACGCCGGAACGCGGATCAGGGCGGAATTCGGTCTGGAGGTTGCCGCAGTGATCATGGGGCACGCACACCTCTCCACCGCAGAAATCTACGCGGAACAGGATCTTGCCGCAGCCGTCAAGGCCATGAAGGTCGTTGGCTGACGGAAAGCGCAATCGCGTCAATGTCCGTTGAGATTCCGTGAAGTCCGGCATAGACTGACGGGGAGTCCCCGAGGGCCGCCCCACATGTCTCCAGAAGATCCGGTCATCCTCCGCATCCGCGAGGCGCTCGACGCGGCCATGCATCGACAAGAAGATCCGTGCGCCGCCGCCCGGCTGTGCCGGATCGAGCGGGCCGTGGTCGAATCCCTGCTGCACATCGACAGCCGCCGCACCCTCCCCCAGCTCCGCGATCTGATCGAGGAACGCCTCGGCGAGCCGGTCAGCGAGGGAACGCTCAAGGCGCTCCTGGCTCGCATGACCGCGCCCGAAGTCGGCATCCTCGACAGCAGCCGCCACAAGCGCCCCCACGGCTACGGACTCACCCCTTCCTTCCGCTCCCTTTTTCATCCCGAAGAGCGCAACGGCAGCGGCTGACGCCCGACCGCCGTTGTACGACTTTGCACGATCTCACCGGACTTCACCGAGCGCAAACCAACGTCGTACGATCAGACCATAATCAAGACTCGCCTTGTAGCGTTTTCGCGCGCAGATAGCTGCTGCGCACGCGATTTTTGCGAAATCTGGCAAAGTCTCGTGGTCCGACAACGACGGGAGAGATTATCCTGCATCAGCCAAGTCGGAACACGAAAGGCAGGTGAGGCGATGGCAAGCGAGACGATCAGCCTGGAACCCCTCGAGGAGTTCGACGGCGAGAAGAGCATCGACTTCCGGGAAGCGCGAAAAATGATCCGGGGCCGCGGCGGCATGGTGTCGCTGGAGGTGCTCAGGCGGTGGGCGAACCCCGAACGGGGGCACAAGCCGCGGGGAGAGACGGGCCCGACGCTGGTGTTCCCGGCAGTCAAGCTGGCCGGCGAGTGGCGGACCATGCCGAGCTGGGTCGAGGCCTTCGAGCGGGAACGGGTGCGCCAGGGCCGGGGAGCGAGCCGGCCGCAGCCTGTGCGCCCGGAGAGGACGCCACGGCGGGCAACCGCTGACCACCGCCGGGCCCAGGAGTACCTGAAGAAAGAGGGGATGGGGGCGAAGTAACGGGCCATGCGCTGACGCGCCGCCAGGCCGGCGGCTGAACCTACGGGAGATCGACCATGAGCGACGAGCAGACGGCAGAGCAGCTCCAACCCGGCGACGTCGCCGTGCTGAAGTCAGGAGGCCCGTTGCTGACCGTTCTTGACGTCGGCCGGCACACCAGCTTTGTCTGGTGCCGGTGGGCGAACAGCGACGGTGGCATCAACGAGTCAATGTTTCCGGCCTGGTCTCTCACGAAGGAGACGGCGCTGGCGCTGTCGCGGGAATGGCAGCAGGAGCGGAATCGCTGACCACGACGAGGGCGTCCTGGGGAACATGGCCTTGAGCAGAACGTGATCGCCGGAAAACCACATGCAGTTGACGTCGGTGGTCGAACGTGCGTCGTGGCCGGTGATCGTCATGTTCGGACCGCCCGACGCCAGGCGCACGACAGCGCCGATCTCGTGTTTCGCCATGACTGGTCTCCCTTGGCGGGATGCGCCTGCCCTCGGCCGCAGAAGGAGTGCCGCAGTACGAGGGCAGGCCGGCCGGTTCATGAGGCCAGCCGTCCCGCTGCGGAGCATTGTACGCGAAAGGAGGGAAAGCGCCGCCAGGCCGGCGGACGCGAGGAGGTGGGGCGGCCCGGAGGGAGGGTCAGGAGTCGGAGGAGCGGCCGTGCTCATGCTGGATCGCCTTGGCCTGCTCCTCGTACTCGTGAAGGTGCTTGGAAAGCACGAGCCGGACAAGGTTGGAGACATCCAGCTCAAGCCATTCAGCGATGAAGTCGAGCCGATCGGCGAGCTTCTGAGAGGCGCGAAAGCTGATTGGCCGGCCGTCGCTGGCCGCAGCGTTCGGCGATTCCTGTTTTTTCTTCGCCACGGGAGAAACCTGTCTGACATCAGGCGACGTTGTTGCCACAGGCATAGCGTAACTCCTTTGCTGTATACCGGATAGGTGGATAGCGCAAATTCCTTGCCAAACTGTCAGACGTGGTATATTTTACCCGTTTTTTCTCAGTCAGCGTCAAAGAAAAGCGCCTCATTCTGATTTTATGTATTTCTAGCTTGACGGAGTCTGACAGAAGAGTATACTACTCTCAGACGCGAAACGCAAGCCGACGCCCCCAACCCGCGAGGCCCCGACCATGACGACCGCTGCCCCCCGACGCGGGTTCAAGCACACCCCCTGCCCGAAGTGCGGGGAGGATGGGATTATCCAGATCAGCCTCGACGACGTCGGGGACTGCCACTGCAACGAGTGCGGCGAGGACTTCACCCTCGCCGACATTCGCGCCTTCATCGAGGCGTGGACGCCGATCATGGCGTGGCTTGCAACGTGCCCCGTCCGCGCCGAGTAGCCCCCGAACCTTCGCCCCACAACCCATCGGTGCCCCATGTGCCAGATCACAAGTCCGACCGCCCCGCCCGCAGCAAAGCCAGCGCCCGCCGATCGGTCGGCCGGCTATGACCACCAGGGCTGTTCCTGGACCTCGCCCGGCCCCGCAGACGCTCTCCGCGCCGGCAACGGAGCCTTTCTCCGAATCACCGTCATGCGGCAACGCCAGGAGAAGCGGTACGGGCCGTACACGATGGTTCCCTACACCGAGTTCTACCTCGTCACCTGGGATGCCCGCGCCCGCGAGTGGGTTCTCCAGCACGACGCGGAGGGATCGGGTTCCGGCGAGGGGTTCGTCACCTACCGACTCGATCTGTCCTGGGGCTCGTGCGAGCGGGTCAATCCGCTGGGCGACCGCGAGCTGTGCCCGGCGATGGCGCACGGGCAGAAGCAGCTGTGCAAGCATTTGAGATCACTCAGGGCGGCGTTGACGCACATCGGGGTTGACCCGGTCGCCGGGCCGGTCGCGAAAGTGGGTGCCGCATGAGCACCAGCATGAAGGACCGCATCGCCGCCCTGGAGCAGCAGCACGCCGAAGACGAGCGGCTGCTCGCCGCTTGCGAGGCGGCCCTTCCTGCAATGGAGAAAGCCCTGTCCATCCGTCGCGCCATGATCGGCCCGGTTGATGGCGGCATCAGCCGGACGGTCGAGATGCTTCGGGCGGCAATCGAGACGGCGAAAGGCGGTGCGTGATGCCCGGCCCCTACGAGGTCTACGCCCTGATGCACCACGGCGCGATCTACACCCTCCGTCCCACCGTGGGCGACCTCAAGAAGGCTTTCCGCTGGGTGGGGTTCCGCGACGGCGACCGATGCGGCTTCTTCAAGACGCGGAAGGCGTTCGAGGAGTTCGTCGCCCGCGAGCCGGCCCTTGCCCCGCTGGGGCCGCACGCGGAGGCGAGTTTCCGCGCGGAGACGTGGAGCACCTATGAGGGATCGCGCGTGCTCCAGCAGCTCGCGGAGAACGCGAAGAAAGCGGGTGGGCAATGACCGCAAGAACGTGGCGGACATGGACGCACCGGGGAGAGCAAAGGCTGATCGAGTTGCGCAACGCCGGCTGCACGCGGCAGCAGATCGCCGACGATCTCGGCCGGACGTTCGGCTCGGTTGCGAACCGCTTGCAGCAGATGGGGATTGTCTGGGAGCGGCCCCTCTCGGATCTGACCCTTGCGCTGATTCGCCCGCACAAGGTCAAGGACGTGGCCCGCCGCTTCGGGATAACGCGGTGGGCCGTGAGCAAGGCGAAGCGCGAGATGCGCCTTCGCGGCGTCGGCGTCTGGTACGGGCGTCCTCGCCCGCGCCGGGCCGTCGCCTGAGAACACCGGCTGGGGGCCGCGTTTAACCGAGCGCGACCACCTCCTGCGACAGGGGCAACCGCAGGAGCGCCCCCGGCCGGCGAATACAGCCTGGAGAGGAGACTGCCGAGTGAGCGACTGGACCAATCTCCTGAGCGCCGCCGCCGCCGATCCGGCCGACGTGCTGCCCCGCATGCAGATGGCGGACCATCTGCGCGACGAGGGGCGCAGCGAGGCGGTTGCCCTGGAGTCGTTCGGGCCGATGCCGTTTTCGTGGTGGTCGAACGAACGGCTGTTTTTCGACAGCAGCAGCGGCAGCGGCAGCGGCAGAGGCAGCGGCAGCGGCATCGGCAGCGGCATCGGCAGAGGCAGCGGCATCGGCAGAGGCAGCGGCAGAGGCAGCGGCAGCGGCAGCGGCAGCGGCAGCGGCATCGGCAGCGGCATCGGCAGCGGCATCGGCAGCGGCAGCGGCAGCGGCAGCGGCAGCGGCAGCGGAGTCTTCTTCATGGAAACCGGCAAGGCGTACCTCGTTCACTGCGGCGACTGGCACACGATTGTCGGGCGCGTCGTCCGCCAGGCCGGCCCATTTCTCTACGAGATGGAGACGGTCTCAAAAATCTCCGAGACGAACAACGGAGATTGCTGGGAGGAACTGGCGGGCGGAAACGTACAGATGCGCGCCGCCTGCAACTACAAGCACTACAAGGTGCGCGCCCTGGTGCCCTTGAATGTGCTCTGTTTTGAATGGCTCGGATTACTTCCACAGGAGGCCCTCTGACGGGAGAGGAGCAAGGATGCTCGATGACTGGCAGTTGGTGTCGCAGATCGTGGCCGTGGAGATCGCCGGTCCCTGCCTGTTGGCGGCCCTGGGGCTGGCGGTGTACCTGATGGAGCGGTGGACCCGGCCGGCAGGAGATCCGAGACGATGAATTTGCCCCTACTCGCTCCGACCACTGACAACACCATCGCCTCGACGCCCGAGGTGGACGGACTGCTTGCCGCTGAGGCCCCCGTGGCAATCGGTGTCAGCGGCGGAAAGGACTCCTGCGCCATGGCCTTCGCTCTCGTCGAGCAACTCGACGGCATCGGGCACGCTGGCCCGCGAATCCTCATCCACAGCGACCTGGGGCGGACGGAGTGGAAGGACAGCCTCCCCACCTGCGAGAGGCTGGCGAAGGCAACCGGCGTTGAACTCGTCGTCGTCCGCCGCAAGGCCGGCGACATGCTGGCCCGCTGGCAGGGCCGGTGGACGAACAACGTCGAGCGATACCTGACGCTCTCCTGCGTCAAGCTGATCCTACCCTGGTCCACGCCGTCGATGCGGTTCTGCACGTCGGAACTCAAGATGGACGTGATCTGTGCGGAGCTGGTCCGCCGGTTTGGCGGCCGGACCATCCTCAGCGCCAGCGGCATCCGCGCCGATGAGAGCGCCAACCGGGCCCAGGCCCCTGTTGCCAAGCGGCAGCCGAAGCTGTGCCGCGCGTCGCGCAAGCCGGTGCGGATCACAACCGGCCTGGACTGGCACCCCATTCTCCGCTGGTCGGTCGATGACGTGTGGAGTCTGTGCCGGCAGCGGGGCTTCCTCATGCATGAGGCGTACACGCGCTACGGCAGCAGCCGGGTTTCCTGCTGCTTCTGCATCCTGGGAAACAACGGCGACCTTCTCGCCGCCGCCGGGTGCGACGACAACCACGACCTGTACCGGCAGATGGTTGCCCTTGAGGCTGTGTCCACGTTCGCCTTCCAGGGCGGCGAATGGCTTGGAGACGTGGCCCCGCACCTGCTCACAGCCGAAATACTGGACGGCGTCCGGCAGGCCAAGGAGGCGGGCAAGCGTCGTGAGGCAGCAGAGGCTCGCATCCCGAAGCACCTGCTCTACACCAAGGGCTGGCCTACCTGTGTGCCGGCCCACGAAGAGGCGGTCCTGCTGGCGTCCGTCCGGCTCGCCGTGGCGACCGCCGTTGGCCTGACACCTACATTCACCGACCCCGACCAGATCATCGCCCGTTATGAGGAGCTTATGCGCATGAAGGCAGAACGAAACTGACAGCCCCTCCCCTCCGCGCCGTCGGGACGTTCCCGGCGGGAGCCACGTGGGAATCGGGTCTGCGGAGGGGAGGCGACCCACGAGGCAAGACGGAGTCCAGCGTCCGATGTCGCGACCAGCAGCCTTCCGCGAGTCTCTGGTCCACCTCCTGGCACGAGGTCGCGACGATCGGCGCTCCGTTACGGCGCCCCGCGAGGGGGCAGGTCATGGCGGCCTGGCCGAAGCCGGTTCAATCCCGGCGCGTGGGACTGAGACGAAACGATGACTTCGCCCGAGCAATGGAGGCAATCGTGACGCATCCGAACGGACTGCACATCACCGGCGACGAGAGCATGGAGGAGGACTACGGCACAGCCTACTTCAGGGACGAGCTGCTGCTGCACGTCCTGCCGAACTGTCTGATCGCGGACGGCGGGCTCCGCTACCGCGACCCGCCGGAAGCCGTCAGCCACGCCTTCGCCATCGTGGACGAGGTCATGCGGCGACGGCGGGACGGCAGCATGCCGCAGCCGGACATGCACGCCGCTTGCGACAGCGAGACGGATCTCATCGACCTGAGCGCCGCGCCGGCGCTGGACGGCATGGGGGATCCGCTGGTGCTGCGGACAGAGCAAGCCCGGCGCATCCCGATCGCGAAGCATCACGAGATCGATCCGAGGGACTGAAAGCCATGAACTGCCCCAACTGCGGCGAAGAGTGCGAGCGGGACGAGGTCGATGTCGGCGTCGGCATCATTTACGGTCCCTGGGGCTGCTCCTCGTGCTGCTGGTCGTCTGATCCGCGATACGACCGCTCGGGGGGCGTCTCGCCCAAAGCAAAAGAGAACCCCGGCTGGTATGTGGACCAGTGGGGCGGCATGCAGCGCATCAGCGCCATCGCGGAGAGCGCCGAACGGTTCGGCATTCCCCGCGAAGTTGTTGAGGAAGCATTCCGGGAGGACGGCTGATGCCCTTCTTCCACGATCGAACCTGCCCCTGTCCGGTCTGCCGCGAGCAGCTTCGCCAGACGCTGCGTCCGCGCCGCATTCCCGCGCCGCGCTATCGGACCTGCGACCTGTGCGGCGACCTGGTGGAGGTGCTGCCGGGCCAGCCGTCGCCGTGTCCGACGTGCGAGGCGGCCCAGCAGCGGGCGGCGAAAGTGAGCTTTCGGCCCGTGGACGTGCAGGCGCCTGCGGTGGACGCGGCCGATCTGCACCGATGGGCGGATGACGGAGGACAATGCCATGCCTGAAGGCGTCCCGGATTACATCGGCTACGGCCCCATTGACCCGCGCATGGCCGCACTCCGTTGTGCGGAGAAGACGGCGCGGGAGAACGTGTATCGGGACAAGCGGTATGCAAAAGCGAAGGCGAGTCAGATGCGGAGAGCGACGGGCGAGCCGAAGCTGATGAGTTTCAGGTGCCACCACTGCGGCAAGTACCACCTGGGGAAGCGGAAGCCGCCCCAGAGCGCAGAAGACCACGGAGGGTAACGCGGCCACGGAACGGCTGCGAGGAATCGCGGGCGCGGGCCAGCACAGGAGATACCCGCCCCGCCGGTGTGAGCGATGGAGGCAGGGGCCGACCCCCGCCAACCCCGCGGTTCCGACAAGACAGTGAGGGAGAAGCGTGCCGAGCTTCCACGCCCCGCTTGCGGGAGTGACCATGATCGGCCCCAGTACCTTGCTCGGGTTAGCTTGCGGGGTGACAGCCCGGAGAGACGGGATCGGGGGGCAGCGATCTGCCGGACAAATGGGAGAGACCACTGGGAAAACGTCCGGCCTCTGGTGTAAAGAGACGTGACAGCCGGAGAGACGGCAGATCCCCTGGACGCCGGCCCTTTGCGGCCGGGCCCCGCCGAGAGGCGGGCCGTAGCGACGGTCGGGGGACTTGGGGCTTGGGCGGGCACGGCGACCCGCGGTAATCCTGCAAAGACCACACGACAGGAACCGGCCGAAAGAGGCTCAAGATAGGTAGCTGGTTCGACTCCAGCAAGCTCCACTGCCCGGCGGCAGCACTTCGCGGGGTGTACCCACGAAGTCAGGACATGATGGCTGGGCCTGCCGCCGGGCAAGACACACGGGAGACGGCAAATGTACACGGACGTATCGACCGCGGGCAGGACGCCGCGCCAACCGCCCGACAGGATCGTGAGCATGGGAACGCAACTCAGAGATTGGCTGGATTCCGCCGCCAACCTTTCCGACGGCCCGGACTACCTGCGCCGCTGGGGCGAGCAGGCCGTCGCCGGCGAGGCCGCGCTCCGCGCCGCGGGACGCGCCGACCTGGCCGAGCTGGTCGCCGTGCAGGGGCGGACGTGCGCCCTGGTCGCGGTGTGGCTGCACGATCTGTTGACCGCGCCGCGCCTGCTGCCGTTCCCCGTGCGGCCGGCGCCGCGGCGATTCTGGCAGCGCGGATCGTCGCTCTGGTCGCGCCTGCGGACGGCGGCGCGAAACGTGTTGCTCGGCCGGCCGCGGAGGGGATTCTAAATGCAGCACAGCCCCCACCCCTGGCGTCTCGGCCCGCACAATCGCGCCCTGCTGGACGCCGACAGCCGGAGAATCGCCACGCTGGAGTACGACGCGACCGAGACCGACGGCCGGCTGCTGGCCGAGGCCCCGCGGATGCTCCTTCAGCTCCGCGGCCTGCTGACGATGCTGGAGCACGCCCCCGACGGACGGGTGGTGATCGAGGAAGGCGGCGAGCTGCACCACGAGATCCTGGAGACGCTCGGCCGCTGCGCCGATGGGAGGTGAGTCCGATGGACGCAACGAAGCTGCCGCCGCTGTCCGGCATCATGGTCATGCCGTGGAGCACCGACCGCCCCGGCTGAGGTGCGGCAGGTGCGGACGGATCATCTCGCCCGGCCAGCGGTATCGCCAGCACAGGCGCGGCCTGTCCCTGCATCCGCTGCTCGGAATCAGCGGATGCAGGACGCGGAAGCGCGAGCGATAGGGAGCAGCGAAGAGGCGGTCCCGCCGGCCCCGGAACGGCCGGCGGGAACAACCCCTTACCCGATAGGAGATTGTAGTGTACAGCATCAATTTCGGCGAGTACATGGATGCGGAATATCCCGACGAGCTGTCCGGCCGGACGGTGATCGGGCCGAGCTTCGACAGCGAGGAGGAGGCCGCGGAAGCTGTCCGCATCCTCGATGCTCTGAAGGCTGCGCCCGCCAGGCTGCGCCGCTGGCTGAAGATCGACGCTCTTCCGCCGGTGGTGCTGGTCACCGCGGATTTCGTCACGACTGACGAGGTCGAGAAGGGCCTTGTCGCCGTGGCATGACGGACCCGACTCGGGGGCGGAACGGAGAAGAGGCGTCTCAATTCCAACCCAGGAGAACAGTAGTCATGGATGACGACCGAGAATCCGCCGACCATCAAGGCCCTGACGCTGCGGATCGGCGAGGGGGTCGAGATCACCACCCGCGAGGGCGAGGTGTACGAGCTACAGCTGGTGTGGATCGGCAGGACGGCGCAGAAGGCGAGACTGGTGGCCCTGGCCCCGCTGGACGTACGGGTGAGGGCGGTGAAGCGGACCAGGTCGAGCGCCTGACGGACTGCTGCTCGACGCTGATCGTGATGCTCGGCGACGTGATCGGACTCTACGTCCCGGCAAAGCTGAAAGAACCGTACCGGCGGCGCATGGCCCGATGCCTGGCGAAGATCGACGAGGCCCGCGGGCCGCTGCCGAAGAAAGGGTAAATCCATGCTCGACAGCATCACCGAAAAGCTGCTGGAGATGGCGGCGCAGAAGAAGCCCGGGAAGATGGCCAACATGAAGCTGAACGCCCAGTACACCGCCGCGGCGTGGCGAGCGCGAACCTCGATCGCGGAGAAGATCCGGCGCGGCCGCGAGGCAATGGGGTTGTCGCAGACGCAGCTTGCCGTACGCATCGGCGTGCTGCCGACCGTCGTCCACCAGGCCGAGAACCGCCGCGGCAAGGTCGAGCACCTGCGGACGATCCTGCTGGCGATCGCGGAGAACCAGCCGGCCGCACAGACAACGTGAAACCACCCCGCGCCCTGGCGAACCGTCCCGGTGGGCGAACGCGACGCCCGGCCATTGCGCAGCAGGATCCGCGCCAGCAGCAAGGCGCTCGCCTGGTCGCTGCGGGCGCTGGACGAGATCAAGCAGCCCATGATCGCGCAGGCGGCCGATAAACGGCTCCCGGCGACGGTCCGGGCGGTCTACGCCGAGCAGGTCCGGGGGATCGTCGGCCGCGAGGTCGAACTGCTAACCAAGGCCGGCGTGCCCGTGGAAGCGGCGCAGGCGGCGGTCGCCGCGAAGGCCGAGCCGACGCCCCTGCCTGGACCGACGCGACCGGCGACGAAGCCGGCGGCCGGGCGGAACGGCGTGCATGAGGGAGAGAAAGACATTCCCGTTTGAGATCCAGAGGTCACCATGAACGAAGTCAAGAACGGTCTGAGTGAAAGCACTCCGGGCGCCGCGATTGTCGAAGTGCTGCCCCGTCCGGCCAGCGGCTTGAGCGTCGTACGCAACCTCGAGCATGCGGTGCAGGTCGGCGAGATCATCTTCCGCAGCAACGCCGTGGACGGAATCCGTAACGCCCACCAGGCCGTGGTCAAGATCATAGCCGGCATGGAGCTGGGCTTCGGCCCGCTCGCCAGCGTCATGAACGTCCATTTCATCGAAGGCAAGCCCTCGATCGGCGCTCACCTGCGCGCCGCGCTCGTCAAGGCCAGCGACAAATACGATTACGAGATCATTCAGAACGATCCGACCGTCTGTGAACTGGCCTTTTACGAGCGGTCATTGACGAGCGGCGGAGATGTGCGGAAACGCGGAGCCGGCTGGATCAAGAAGCCGCACACCATCAAGATCACGATTCAGCACGCCCAGGAGAAGGGCTGGACCGTGAGCCGGGGCGGCAAGGACAAAAGCAACTGGTCCACGGTCCCGGAGGACATGCTCTTCGCTCGCGCCATCTCCCGCGGCCAGCGCCAGCACTGCCCCGACCTGACGGGCGGACTGGTGCTCTACGATCCCGACGAGCTGGACAACGGCGGCGCTGTGGTCGATGCCAGCTTCACCGTCACCGAGCCGGCCAGGATACCCTTGCAGGTCGAGACGGTTGCGGCGCCAGCGCCTGAGACGCCTCCCGTTCGAGAGGCCCCGAAGCCGCAGCCCGCCGGCGCGAGCGTTCATCAGGTCGCCCGCATCGACGAGCTGATCGCCCAGACGGGCAGGACGCGGGCCGACATGGGCGCGACGTGGAACTATTTCGACGTGTCTGGGCCGGAACTGCTGACCGCCGATCAGGCGGCAAGGCTGATCGGCCAGATGGAGAAGAAACTTCAGCCGGCCGCCGCCGGCTGAAGAGGATGGCATCGACGGCAGGGACGCCGCTGGCGGGAGTTGTGCGCCGCCGCCGAATGGGCGGAATGCTGGCAACTCCTGAAAGCCGCCGTTGGCTTTGCCTCCGGCGAATTGACTGTGATACAGGCCGGGCGATCGCCCGGCCGCAAGAGTCCCGTTGTACCTTTTTCGGAGAAGAACCGTGAACGACGTGATCGAGGAACTGGCCCGCTTTGACAGCGACTATCGGCCGGCGGAGCGCTTCAGCAGCCTGCCCAGCACGCAGGATCTCGCCGAAGGCATCTACGCCTGCACGATCCAGAGCGCGATTCTGGCGCGCACATACAACAGCAAGGAACCCATCCTCCGCTTGCAGATCGAGGCCAGCCAGTCAGTTGGCTCGATGCTCTGCGAGCACGCCTACCTCCTGGGCAATCAGCAGAACTACGATCGTCTCGGCGCGGATCTGATCGCGCTGGGCTTCGACGCCGACCGGTGGAGCGCTTCCCAGGGCCGGCCCTTCTCGGCCGAACTGCTCAAACTGCTCTCCTCTGGCAAGCTCAACGGCATTCGCTTCCAGGCCAAGCGGCGCAACTACACGAGCAACGGCAAGGCCGGCTGGTCGTTCGACGTGTGCGGACGGCTCAAGGACGGGGGCCGCCCGGCGGCCCCCGCTCCAGCGCCTGTCACACCGCGGAACAGCACCCCCGCACCGGCCGCAAGGCCGCAGCCAGTTCCCGCCGCCGCCTCGCAGGAGGCGGAAGAAACCATCCCTTTCTGATGGAGCCCACCGTTGTTCGCGACGTGGGCCTCGTCGTGACGGGCGGAACCGGCGGGCCGCTGGGGCGCCTGTGGTTCGTCCGCCGCACGAGCAACTTCCCAGGGAAGAGGGGTCCGGGCTCGGGCGACGTCCACGAGGTTCGCCTGGCTGCTGGCCAGTGGAGTTGTGACTGTCGCGCATGGCTCTACAAGCGTGCATGTCGCCACGTCGATGCGGCAAAGGATCTCTTTGAGGATGCGTAGCTGGGGGGGGGGGCATGAACGATGACAGCAGCAACAGGTGCGGCGGCAGCGGTGATTCTTGACGCTCTGCGGATCTTCGCGCCGCCGGACCAGTTGACCACGCTGTCGGCGTTCAAGGAAGGCCTGGAAAAGCCCGTTTACCGCAGGCTCTTCCGCGATCACGAGCTGCTGGCCGCAAGGGCGGCGGCTCTCGACGCGGAAGCCGAGACAACAGCGGTTTTCGGCATCTACTTTACCCTGAACCCGATTCTCTCCGATCTTCTTCCGGTCGGAAGCAAGGAAGGCCGCGCAACAGTTGTCGCCGAATCCATTGCCTTCCGGCGATGGCTGCCCATCGACATCGATCCGGTACGGCCCAAGGACGTCTCCAGCACGGACGCGGAGCGAGAGGCTGCCTGGGATGTGCTGTGTACTTGCCGCGAACTGTGCGACGGCGCCGGACTCTCCGGCGCCGTCGTCGGCGACAGCGGCAACGGCTGGCACCTCTGCTATCCCATCGACATGCCCAACGATCCGGCGTCCTATGCCGCCGTCGAGGCGCTCCTGAAGGGTTTGCAGGAGCGATGCGGCAACGAAGCCGCAAAGATCGACCAGAAACCCAAGGACGCCTGCCGCATCTGGAAGCTCTACGGGACTGTGGCCCGCAAGGGCGCACCGACCCAGGAGAGGCCGCACCGCCTCTCCTGTGTGGTCGAGGGGACGCCCTGGAGCGAGCATGCAGCACAAAGCAACAATGCTGCCCTGAATCGGATGCTGGCGATCTGGGCGGCGCAGGAGAAGGCCCGCGGCGGCAAGGCGCAAGGCGAGCCGCCAACGACCTACGCCCGGGCGCTTGAGTATCTCAAGACGTGCGAGCCCGCCGTGTCGGGCCAGCGTGGCTCGGACAAGCTCATGTGGGCGGCGCGGGTCGTTACCTATGGGTTCGACCTCGGCCCGGTGCTGGGCGCGCAGGCGATCCGCGAGGGCTACAACCACCGCTGCACGCCGCCTTGGTCCGACAGCGAGATCGAACACAAGTGCCAGGACGCTGATGTAAAGCCATTCGGCCGGCCAAGGGGCTGGTTGCTGGCGGAGCAAGGACGCAACGGCCATTCTCCATCGGCCAGCAGCGCGACGGCCGAGAAGCCGATCCCGAAGATCACCCTGGACGACGTCGCCACCATCGACGACCTCATCCTGGCCGGCGCTGAGGTCCGCTGGCTCTGGCCCGGCTGGATACAGATTGGCGTCCTCACCCTGCTTGCCGCCGAGGGAGGGACCGGAAAGACCCGGTTCTGCGCCGACCTGCTGCGGCGCATCCGCCACGGCCTGACCTGGCCTGACGGCGCGCCCATCGACATTCCGCTCGAATCGCTGGCCATGTGGGTAATGAGCGACAACCACCACGACGAGCTGGTCGGTCTGTCGCAGGCCTTCGGGATCAAGGACGCCGTCCGGCTCAACGCCAGCAAGTCCGATCCCTTCGGCGGCGTCATGCTCGATTCCGCCGACGACCTGGCGGCGCTCGACGCCCGGATCGGCGTCGTCAAGCCGGTGCTCGTTGCCGTGGACACGGTCGGCAATGCGACGGACAAGAACCTCTCCCGGCAGGAAGACGCGAAGCTCTTTTACCAGCCGCTCCAGATCATCGCCCGGAAGCACAGGACGGCCATTATCTGCTTGACTCACCTGAACGCCGCCGGGGCCGTGCTGGGCCGGCGGGCGACGGAGAAGTGCCGCGTGGTCCTCCGCATGGACAAGCCGGACCCGGTCCAGATCAACCGCCGCCGGCTGGAAATCGTCAAGACAAACTCCCGCTACCCGACCCCGCTGGGGGTCACCATGCAGGACCGCGGCAACGAGTACGACAACGACCCGCCCAAGGCGCCGGAAGACGGCCCCAGCGCGACCCGGACAAGCCCCAAGGTGGCCGAGGCGGCGGACTGGCTGAAGGAGCGTCTGAGCAACGGCGCAGCCCGTGTTTCCGTGATCAGAAACGAAGCGGAAAACGCAGGGATCAAGGCCCCCGCGTTGTACAAGGCTCGCGATCTGCTGTCCGTCCACGAATGCGAGACGCAAGGCAAGAAGTGGTGGTCACTTGCGGCAGACGACAAGCGCCAGGAGTAAGTTGTACGATCTGTACAGCCTCCTAGGACCCTGTACAAGCCGTACAAGTTTTTGTGAGAAGCCAGGTTCCCGTCGGAAGTGAGAAGCGAGGTTCTCAGATGAAAGACGACAACCGGCTCTGCATCATCTGCCCTGCGGCCGGGCGCTGTTCGTGGAAGGAAAGACGCTCGGCGACCGGCTCAGCGCCGATCAGATCGCCTGGCACGCCAGAGCCCGAGCCGCCGGGGCCGTGGTGCTCGTCGTTTCTTCGGCCCAGGAGCTTGACGCCCTGCTGAAAGAGGAAGGGATTACATGAGCAAGCCAAGCAAGTCCGCCGCCCCCACTCCCGCCGAACGCATGGGCCGCATTCTGCGGGACAGCTATCTGAGCGCCTACGTCGCCGGGAACGAGCAGCACCACGACCCCGAGTGGGAGGACGCCGTCCGGCTGGGGCAGGCGCGTGGGTGAGCATTGGCGCGGAAATGCTGAGAAGAGGCGTGAAACTGCCGGAGGACAAGCCATGAGCAAGAAGCATTCCCTCCCCCGTTTCGCCCAGCTCGTCCTGACGCAGCTCGACTTGCCCTGCGCCGCCTGCAAGCGGCCCGTCGGCGCGGTCGCCTGCCTGGTGAAGCGCGAAGGGGTGATCTGCAAGAAGTGCTGGCGGAAGCGAGCGAAGGCGAAGCAGGCGGAGAAGGACGACGCCCCCGTGACGCCGCCAGGAACGTGTCCGAAGTGCGGCGCCGCGCCCGGACAGAAGTGCAAGAACTACAAGGGGCAGAACAAGCAGGATTGCCCCGGGCGAAAGCCCCCCCCCCGAACGTGAGGACCCACAATGACCGCATCCACCAGACTGCTCGCCCTGCTGTCCACCGCGCCCCCGGAGGACGTCGAGGCCCTGGCCGCCGAGATCGCCGAGCTGAAAAGCCGGCTCGCCGGACTGGAGGCGCTGCAGAGCGTCGCCGTCCTTGCCCGGCGGAACACACCAGGAGCCTGAAAATGCCGACGCCAGTCCCGACAAACCCCGAGCCGCTCCCTGCCCTGCGCGCCCGCTACGCTCGTGCGCTGGAGCACGTCTACGACGTGGCCGGCATCCGCGACCGCGGATTGATCAGGCCCGGCGAGGTCCCGGCCAACGTCTTCGACTTCGATGACGGATTGCGACTGATCATCAGCCGCGAGAAGCTCCTCGACGGTGAAGTCACCCTGCACGTCAGCGCCTCGTTTCCGTCCGAATGCAGGATCGCCGACGAGTTCCGTCTGCTCCTGCCGTATCAGGACCGCAAGCGACTCCTGGCGAAATGGCGCGACAGCATCCCCGACCGGTTCGCCGGGCTGGCCGGCCCTGAAACCGCCGCCCGCCTGCACTACCTCGGCAGCAGCGAGGCGGACATTCCCCACTGGATCATCCCGGAGTTCGACCCATGAGCACCGCTCCAACTCTCCTGTCTTCCGCCGCCGGCGCGTCCGCAGCCGAATGGTCCGGCCTGTGGCAGGACTACCGGCTGCGGGGAGCCGACCAGGCGTCCCTCCGGATCATGGGCGACTGGTGCGAGGAGCACGGCGCGCCTGCCGACGCACTCCTGTATCGCTGGATGGCCCGTCACAACCGCCGGCCCGCGTTCCGCGACCGCCACCCCGTGACCGGCAAGCGCGTGCCGGCCCGCTTCTCCTGGCAGTGGCGGCGCGAGCTGAAGCAGCGGCCGTCCTCGAGCGGCCGCGACGTGCTCCCGCGCCTGCCCTTCATGGCCCTGCCCCAGGTCGGCGCGTGGGACTTCAAGGAGCACTGCTACTACCCCAGCGAGGCCGAAGCTCTTGCCGCCCTGCGTGCTGCACTGATTGCCCTGTCGCTCGTGATTCAGATTTGATCCCCTGGAGCAACCCGTATGGCCCAGCACATCTCCGCTCTGGTGCGCCGGCTGCAGCCAAAACCGGCCGACTGCTTCGGCGATTGGATTGGGCGCGCGTCCATGCGGGACTGGACCCCCGAATTCCGCAAGCAGATGGAGCAGGCCATGACGACTCGATCCTGGCACACGACCGCCGCCATCTGGCGAGACAGCAACATTCAGCTCCTCGTCCGGGCCGCCAAACTGATCGATCAGGGCCACTTCAACAATGACATCCGCGACCGTCTGACGTCGATCATGGACGCGGATGGAAAATCCGAGCTGGCCGCCAGGGTCCGCGCCTTGCCCGACCGCACCGTCTGCGGCGTGGAGGAGTCCTGGGTCGAAGCGGCGCTGCTCACGTTCTGTCGCGAGGAGGCGGCCAGGCTGATGCATCTGCGCGCCGACCTCGCCCGTCCTGACCCTGTTCCCCCTGGAGACCCGTCATGAAGATCTTCCTCAGCAGCAGATACTCTCGCCGCCTTGAGATGTGCGACGTGCGGGAAGTGCTGGAGGCGAAAGGCCACACGGTCACAAGCCGCTGGCTCGACACCATGTGGCGCGAAACCGACGAGCACGGGAGCGCGTCGGCCCCGCCTGCACACCGTGCGGAGTACGCCGTCAAGGACCTCGAAGACGTGGCCGCGGCCCAGTGCCTGATCGCCTTCACCGAACCGCCGCGCAGCAACGGCCGCGGCGGACGGCACGTGGAACTGGGCGCCGCGCTGGCGCTGGGCAAGCGGGTCGTGGTGGTTGGGTTCCGGGAGAACCTCTTCTGCCACCATCCAGCCGTGGAGTTCTTCGACTCGGCCCAGATCATGCTGCACACCCTCTTCTTCCGTCCCCTGGAGTAACCTGTTATGGCAACCGCCTCTCCCCTGAAACCGCCCATCGACGTCCTGGAGATCCCCCTCGAGGACCTGGTCCTGCCCCGCGGCGTCCTGCGCAAGCTCCAGGACGTCGGCTATCGCACGCTCGGCCAGCTGTGGAAGCTGGCCCCGTCGGGCCCCGACGAGCTGACCGAGGCCCTTGCGTCGATCAAGGGCATCACGGCCCAGAAGGCCGGCGAGGCCTCCGAGGCTGTCTGGGCGATGATCGCCGCCCGCGAGATCGCCGCCCGGCAGGATGGCGCAGAGCAGGCGCCTGCACCCGCCGCCGACGGCGCCCCCTTCGACGCGCTCCTGGCCGAGATCATGCCGCCGGAGTGGGCCCAGGCGCTGGACCGCGCCGGCATGGTCACCATCCAGGATGCCCGCGACGCCGCGGCGATGGCGCAGACGCCGCTGGCGCTGGAACTGGCGAAGCACCCAATTGGAGGAAGACCATGCAGCCAACGCCTGAAGACATGAGCCGCGATCTTGTGGCCGACCTCGCCGTGATCGAGGCAAGGCCGCAGGATGTGGCTGGTATCACAGCAAAACTGATCTGCCGGGAGCAGGCGTGCCCCGCCGCGATCCGCCGCGCCTGGGCGGCCGAGGCGATCCTGGCGCGGCTGGTCGAATATTGCCCCAGAGGGAACGACGACGTGGGCGCTCTGTGGCAGATCGTCCAGGACGCCCGGGTGCTGCTGGGGAAGGAGCAGTCATGATCCCCACCCAGGAGCTGCTCGACGCCGTCCGCGCCGTCTTTCGCGACGAGCTGGACACGTCCGCCTTCCTCGAAGACGCCGCGCGCTGGGAGAAGATCGCGCTGCAGGCCCGCGAAATTCGCCGGCTGCGCGCCGAGCTGCGGACGCTCCGGCGGATGCTGCTGGGGTTTGCGGAGCGGATTTATCTCCAATCGGAACTGCTGAGCCGGAAGGCGGAGAAGGTGGACGCCGGCAGGGAGTAACGCCATGACCCAGAAAGAACACGCCAAACTGATCCAGCTTCTCGACCAACCCGGCGCCGTCCAGGTCGCAGTGCGCCACCTCTGGCAGCGCCACGTTCAATTTCTCGCCGTCGTGCAGATCGTCCGCGAGCTGGAAGACATCCATGCCCGCACGCGGTTGTGTCAGCTCAAAAAGCTGATCCAGCAGGCCTGGGACCGCATCGAGAGTCGCCACGAACGCTCGGGGGCCCCGATGCCTCCCGAGATTTGCGAGGCGCAGGACGATTTCCGACGTGCGATCCGTGACTGGTTTTCGCTGGACTGCACTTGCAGCGCCTGTCAGTCCAGCGACCCAAAAGAGTAGCGCCGCGCACGGACCGCGCGGCGGGGCGTCAGGACGACGCGCGCAGGGCCGGGGTCATGGCCGGGATTGATACCTGACCATTTCCGCGCGCCGTCCGTCGAACTGCTGCCGCGGCGCGGGAACAGCAGAGGGAGGATGGCTGCGAAGCTGGCGTTTGGACAGTCACCACGGTAGACTACGGTACTCTAGTATGGTAGACTATCGGCATGAGCGACACACCATCTATCCCTGAGTCCTACTTCTCCCGGCGACTGGTCGAGTTGCGCGAGGCTCGCGGCCTGAGCCGCTACCGGCTGGCGCAGCTTGCCACCGCGGCCGGTTATCCGATTACGGACGCCGCGCTCGCCAAGCTGGAGCGCGACAGCCGGCCCTATCTGGAGACGGCCGCTGCACTGGCCGCCGCACTTGGCGTCCAGATCGCCGAACTTGTTGACCCGGACCGTTTTCCGCAGGCCGAAAAGAAAAGCGGAAAAAATCCGAAGAAAATGCAAAACTGCGGTTGACTACGATACCGCAGTAGCGTATCATTGAGCATGTGAGACAACGAGGACGCCGGCCCGCAACACGCGGCCGGCAGACGAAGGAGACGAGACGATGGCGATTCCAATTCCGTGCGGCCCAGGGCGCATACAACTCAGCGATGGCCGGATCGTGGATGTCCCTCCGCGATCCCACCAGATCGCAGAGGAGGTGCGGATTCGCTGGACTGACCACCGGTTTACCCCGCCGTTGGTCAGCGAGCATATCGCGTTCGGCTGCTCGCGCAGCGAGCCGGCGTGCTGGATCACCCAGCGGCCGAACGGCACGCGATTGTGGATCTTGTGCAGCGAGTGCGAGGTTGTCTCCTCCTGACCCCCTCCCCCCGCCTCCCCGGACGTTCCGGGGCGGCGGGATCGAGACGCCTGATGAGTGACCCCCATCTCTGGAGACGAGAGCGATGGACGAGCACTTCCTGGTTCTCCGCCGAGAGTTCGGCGGAAACTCTGGCCCGGGAAATGGGTGGGCGGCCCGGGACGAGGTGCAGATTATGGCTGCTGCGCGCACGGAGGCGGCGGCCCGCCGCCTCCAGAAGAACCTCGGCGGCTGGGTCGAGCGGGCCAAGGGTCCGCTCCGGAAATACGAGAGGAACGAATTCCTCCGGTACTGCTGACCCCACCCCTTCGCCCGCCGCGCCGGCCGGTTGCCGGCAGGGAGGATTCAGACGATGGCAAAGGAACTGGAGATCGTCGCAGCGTCCTACCGGCGCGGCTTCACCGGCCGCGACCACCTTCTTGACGACGACGATTTCCGGCCCATCGTTGGCCGGATCTTCAGCAGCGAGGCGAAAGCCTACGCTGCCGCCGAAAAACTCAAGCGGAGTGGGGCGCCCGTCAGTCTGGTGCTGGTCGCGCCCAAGGAGCCGACCAGCGACTATTCCGGGGTGACCAGGGTGGCCGTGTCGTGGATCGGGTCGATCCACGACGGATATTACGACGCGGAGGTTTGGGCGGGCGATCAGCAACTTGACGGCCCGTCGAATCCCCTCTTCCCGGTCGGCGTTCGCGACCGGGAATACGGCTACACAGACGAGTTGCGTCGGGAGTTGCGCCGGGCGTTCCCGCGGGCAGAAATCGATATCCGCTGAGTGACCCCCTTCGCCCACCGCGCCGGCCGGCAGCCGGCAGGAAGGATTGAGGCGATATGTGGGAGATCGAAGAACTGACCGAATCGGGCCAGTATTCCGGCGAGGGGATCGCCGATGGATCGACGACGGTGAGCCTCTACGACGCCGTCGCCATGATCGCGGATTTGGGACGGGACGGCGACTTTCGCGTCCTCTCCGAAGGAGAGGAAGCCTGGTCGGGCACTCGCGCCGAAGCGAACGAGTGGTGCGATGAGATGCTCGCCGCCAGGGGCCGCTGACCCACGCCCCCTTCGCCCACCGCGCCGGCCGGCAGCCGGCATGGAGGATTGAGATGATGCCGACGACGGCCGATATCGCCTCCCTCTGCGCCGCCATCGACGCCGGGGACGCCGCCTGCCTGCCGATTCTGGCGGACGCCCTGGAGGAGGCTGGCGATCCGCGGGCGGCGGGGCTGCGGCGCAGCAAACGCCCTGGGTGCAGCGTGGGGCACTACTCGGATTACGGCTGGTATTACAGCTATGTGGTGGGGTGCGGCGGGATCACCCCGCCGACCTACTACCCCACCCGCCATGAGGCCTTCCTCGCCCTGGCGGCGGCGCTGGCCGACGTGTAAAGGAGATACGCTATGGTGCTGACGGCCGATATCGCCTCCCTCTGCGCCGCCATCGACGCCGGGGACGACGGCGCCCTGCCGATCCTGGCGGACGCCCTGGAAGAGGCTGGGCTGCTGCCGGAGATGTGCCTGTCCATCTGCATCCCGGAGGACAACCCCCACGGGCAGAATGCCGAATTCGACGTGCGGCCTGAAGGGGAACCCCACGCGCACGGCCGGCGTCTCGCGGCCCCGGGCCGGCCCTTCGACGGCGACGAAGGGCGCGCCAGCGGGGGCGGCCGGACCGGCTACTACGAGCCGGACGAGTGGCTCGTCCCCGAGGCGGCCGCTCGCCTCGTCTGGTCGTCATGGTCCGATGACGGCGACGGGACATACGCCTCCCTCACGGAGTGTCTGGCGTTCGTGCGGGAATATCGCGGCCGGCCCGGCGACTTCCCCGGGCTGGCCGAACATTACCCCCATGCCGCAGCTGCGTACAGGGCGGCCGCCGTGGCCGCCTACCAGGAGTCCGCCCATGGCTGAGCCCCTCGTCCCTCGCGACCCGCTGGGCATACCCCGGCGGGTACTCTTCCGCTGCTGCGCGGACGTGCTGTTCGCGCAGGCCGACCGCCTGCGTTCGCTCACGCCCTCCCGGTCGGGAGGCCGGCGCGGCCCAGGCGCGTACGCCGGCGCGGCGGCCAAGGTCGAGGCGCGCCGGCGCATCGCCCAGAACCTGGCGGCGCACGCCGTGCGCCTCCGCGCGATGGACCGGGACGCCCTGGCCCTGGCCGGCCCCACCGTTGACGCCGCCGTGGCCGGCTACCTGCTGGCGTGGTGCGCCGGGGCGGAGGAGATGTGGCGGGAGCTGGACCTGGAGCTCCTGGAGCAGTACGGGCGCAGTCCGCTGCCGAGCCTGGATCGGCACGACCTGAGCGGGGTGTGCCAGGCCGTGGCGGATGCGTGCCGGGAGTGAGTCGCCCGACGTATATCATGTGCGGCCCACTGTTGGCCGCGAGAAAAGGAGACGGCAATGGCAATTCCCGAGCGCGTCCTCAAAGCGGCGCGCGACGACAGCAAGCAGCTCTGGGAGGTGACCGAGTGGCAGGGTGGTGTGCTTGTGCGCATCGTCACCACAGAGGAGTACCGTTACGCCGCGATGGTCGCGGCAGACATGCGCCGTGCGGGGTTTGCTGCGGGTATTCGGCCTGCGGTGAGCTAGCCCTGCCCCTCTCTCCAGCCTCTCCTTCGCGGGGAGGCTGGGTGCGTTTCCGCCCCCTCCCCTCCTTTCCCATTCTTCCGCGCGGTACAATCCATCTGTCGGTGTCCTGTCCACGCCGCTTGGCGTCAATGCAGGACGCGCGTTCTCCCCCGCGCCAGTCTGGGATCTCCACTCCCCTCCGCGAGGAGACGCGCGCCATGTCCGCACCTGGCTCTTCCCCCGCGCCCGGACCGCGCCCCGAAGTCACACGCCCTGACGCCCTGGCTCACCTCGACCTCGTCCACCACGGCGTCCGCCGCTACCGGCGGCGCTACCGCAGCACGGTAACCGGCGAGGACCTCTTCCAGGAGGCCGCCGTGGCCGTCCTGCTGGCGCTGGCCGCGTACGATCCGCCGGCGCACGGCCCGATCGACGACTACATCTCGCGCAAGGTCGCCAGCCGGCTGCGCAGCTACTGCCGCCGCGAGGCCCGCCAGGCCGTCCGCGAGCAGCCGCTGGACGACGCCGCGGGCCCGGACGCCAGCGACGTCCGCGGCGAGGTCCTGGCGCTGGCGTCCGCCGTGCTGCCCGACGAGCAGCGAGAGATCGTCTGTCTGCTCATCGACGGCTGGACGGTGGCGCAAATCGCCGAGCTGCTCGGCTCTCCCGAGGGTACGATTCGCTGGCTGAAGGCCGAGGCCTTTGCCCGGCTGCGTGCGGCCGACGAATAATTTTGCGAATCGCGCCAACACTTTTGCCCCGATCCTGTCCCTATATCTGTGGAGCAACAGAGAAGAGAATAAGCCACAAGGCTAGTCGCGTAAGAAATGCGCGCCGAGAGGAACCCCGCATGACCGCACGTCGCAAGACCGGCGCTCGCCCTTCCCCGCGGCACGTCCTGGCCGGCGCCACCCCTCACCGGATCGTCGGCGCCACTCCGGCAGCGTGGATTCAACTTCCGCAGAAGCTCTCCATGTGGCTCAACGACGTGGACGGCGACTGCGTGACGGCGGAAGAGGCGTTCGCTCGCGCCTGTTCCGGCATCCTGATTGCCGACGCCACCGTGCAGGCCTGGGCGTCGGCCCACGGCGTTCTCAACGGCGCCGACCTGGCCGAAGTCCTCGACTGGATGGCGCAGAAGGGCTTTGCCCAGGACGGCAACCTCTACGGCGCCGGCGGCAAGTCGTCCATCGACTACACCAGCGCCGCCGTGCTGCAAAACGCGATCTATCACGGCCCCGTCAAGATCGGCGTCGCTGCGGCTCAGCTCCAGAACGTGGTGGGCAACGGCAACGGCTGGTTCGCCGTGGGCTTCAGCACGGATCAGAACCTCGACCACTGCGTCTCGCTGTGCGGCTACGGTACGCTGTCCTGGCTCGCCCAGCAGCTCGGCGTCTCGGTCCCCGCCGGCATCGACGGGACGAAGCAGGGCTACGCCCTCTTTACCTGGGACACGGTCGGAATCATCGATGCGGCCAGCATGGTCGCCATCACCGGGGAGGCCTGGCTGCGGACTCCGACCACGGTTGTCGTCGGCGCCAACCCGGTTCCGGCCGATCCGGTGTACACGCCGGTTCCGCTTCCGCCCGCGCCTCCAATCCCGGTTCCTCCCGTGCCGGTTCCCGCCGGCCCAACGGAGGAGCAGGTGCAGGGGGCGGTTGACGCCCTCTGGGCGCACCACCGGCTGGTGAGCAAGGCGCAGATCGACCAGGCGATTCAGCAGGTCTTTGCGGCGCACGCCCCCGCGGCGGCCGGCTTCGCCCTGCCGTCGATCGATTGGCGGAGTATCGAAGAGCAGGTTCGCGCCTGGATCGCGGAGTTCGGCCCGCTCGCGAAGCCCGCGATTCTGCAAGCCATCGACGCCTCGTCCATGAGCGCCGCGGAGAAGATGCTGGCGACGTCGCTGGTCAACTACCTGCTGCCGGGAAGCGCGGCGGCCTGACGCGGGAGCGTCCATGAGCCTCACCGACGCCGGCCTGGCCGTCTTCGTCGTGGTCGTCGTCCTCGACGCGTTCGGCCTGCTGCTGGATCTGGCAATCCTCCTGGAGTACGGCCTCGAAGCCACGATCACGCGGCGGGTGAGACGGCGGCCCGTCCTGGGCCTGCCCATCGTTGCCGCGCAGATCGCGGCGGCGGCGGGGATCGTGGTCCACCTGTACGGGTAGGAGTCTCACGGGGCGAGGGCAGGGGATGCGCGGCACACTCGCTCCCCTGCTCCTCCTCTCGCTGCTGATGCTGGCTGCGGCGCCGGCCCCGCAAGGAGAGCCCTGGCAGGCTCCGGCGATCAAGGCGGCGCTGACAGACGCCCGAAGCCTGCCCAGATACGACGCCTGCTTCCATCGGTACTTCGCCTTTCCGCGAGCCCTGACGGAGAGCGACCTTGCGGCCTGGAGCTTCCACGTCAACCTGTTGTCCGACCAGGGAGACCTATGCAGGCCAGCCGTCGTCGCCCCCAATCTGCTGCGGATTGACGTCCGCGAGCTTGGGTGGGACAGGCGGCTCGACGTGCTGGAGCGGTTCGCCGGGCTCGACCCGTACTTCCACGTCCGGGCAAAGCTGCTCCGAGACGCCGTCGTCGAGCAGGTCGTCACGAAGGGCGGCTTCGCGAAGAAAGGAAGGGGCCGGCAGCGGAACGTCTTCGAGATGGTCCGCAAGAAGCGCGGCGACACGGTCAACGTCGGTGGAATCGGAACCCCGCCGGTCGAACTGGACGAGCTGCGGCGGCTGCTGGTCACGGACGCCCCGGTGATCTCGGGGGACTTCTTCCTGAGCCGAACGGCGAGGCAATTCGACCTCGCCAACAACGACAACCCACGGATCGGGTACTACGACTGGCTCGGCCTGGTGGACCGCAACGCCTACTTTCGCCTGATCGGCCTGGACGAACAGAAGGCGATCGCCCTGTTCAAGGAATGGCGGGCGCTGGTCGTCAAGAGCGGCGTCTCGCAGCAGAACCGGCAGATCGTCGCCCTGAACGCGATCACCGGAAGGGCCTGGGTCACACTCGACACGTTCAGCGAAACAGGACGGTCGATCGCCCGGCGGAACCTCAGACGAGGGGAGTTCGCCCACGATGCGGAGGAGTGGTACGGCTTTCTGCCCAACGGCCTGCCGGCCACGTTTCTCGCGGACAAGAACGGCGTTCGCCAGGCGGCGGCGCCGGACAAGATCGGCGGCGACGATTCGCCGCTGCGGACCGGGCGAGACGCCCGAATCCACGTCAACCTGAGCTGTCTCCGCTGCCACGGCGGCAACGACCAGCTCAAGCCGGTGGACGACTGGGCAAGGAAGACGTTTGCCCGGCGCGGGGCGGTTCTGCGGTTGCAGGACCCCGACAAGCGGACGCTGCTGGAACTGCGGCGGCAGTACCTCAGCGACATCGACCGCGTGCTGCGGCGGGACCGCGAAGACTTCGTGGACGCCATCGAGCGAGCGACGCGGATCAACGGCAGGGACGGGCTGACCAGCGCAGCGATCACGGCGGCCTACGGGCGCTACTGGAACCGCTACGTCGAGGCCCCGGTGACGCTGGACGACGCGGCCCGGGAACTGAGCGTGACGCCCGCCAGGCTGCAAGCGGCCCTGAAGCGATACCAGCGGACGCGGGGCGGCGGCGACCTGGTGCTCGACGGCTACCTGGACGATCCGCCGCAGACGCTGAGCCGGCTGGAGTGGGAAGACAGCTATCAGACGGCCGCTGCGATCGCAGCGGGCTTGCAGCCGCCCGAACAGATCAGGCGGGTGAAGGCCAACGTGGACGAGGCGGGCAAATGATCACGCAGGAGTTTGCCAACGGGGTCAGCGCCGGTGGAATCGCGATGGCCCTGTGCATTGCCTTCGTGTTGTGGATGAGTTTCCAGCGGGAGAAGAGGAGCAAGAGGCCATGATCCGATACGCTCTGGCACTCCTGGCCCTTCTCCTTCTCGGCGTCGAGTCGCGCGCCGGCTGCTACGCCCCCCGGCCAACCTACGGCTACGGGCCGAGCTACCGCAGCTACAGCGGCTATCGCACCTACTCGCGGCCGAGCTACTACGACGATACGCCCTACTTTCTGAAATTCGCCGCTGTCATTCCGCTGGTCGAACTGCCCACCTACAGCACGACGCTTGCCCCGGCCGTGACGGGTTTCGCGAAGACGCAGACCGTGCAGACGGTGCAGGCGCCTGCTCCGGTCGCACCGGCCCCATCGGCCGACCTGAAAGAAATCCTCGCCGTGGTCAAGCAGATCGCCAGCCGCCAGAGCGACCACGCCGCCCGGCTGACGGCCCTGGAGGCGCGTCTTGCCCCGACGGTCACTCCTGCCGCGCCGCCCATGCCCGCGGCGGTCGATCCCGCGCCGCCCGTGAAGCCCGCGAGCGCCATGGCGCTCTACGGTCAGCGGTGCGCCGCCTGCCACCTGGCCGGCAAGGAAGCCGACGGCGGCGGGTTTATCCTGCTGCTGGCGATGGACAGGCGCGCCGCGATCACGGGCAAGCAGCTCCGCGGGCTGACCAGGCACATCACCGGCGGGACCATGCCGCCGGCCGGCAAGGGGACGCCGCTGAACGACGAGGAGGCATCTGCCATCCTCAGCGACCTGAGCAACTTCGATGTGAAGTGAGGGGTGGATGCGACGGCTGTGTCGTTGGTTCCTGGCGCGATTTCACCTGAGCGACAGCGCCGTTTGCGAGCTGTCGAAGGGGATGGGTATGTCGGACTACCACGATTACCCCGACGACGAAATCGGCGACCCGATGCACTTCTGCACGATGAAATGCAAGCGATGCGGCAAGGACTTTATCATCTGAGGAAGCAAAGCGATGCACTACCGAAACGGTCGGGAAGCGAAGAACGGCGACCACCG